TTACACGGCTTTTTATTGTTTCTGTTTTTGGACATGACCATAAAATATCGTCGTTTAAACCATTAACTATTCCTGTTTCAAAGTATCCTTTTTCATTAAATTTATCTGGGGTGTGCGATTTTCCGCCAAGATTATACTTTCGGTCAGCAGTTGCGATTACCCCCGCAACCATTGAAGTACCGGAGCGCCCCGTTCCTAAAATTATTAGGTTATTCATTATTTTGTCTCTTTTTATATTTTCTAACAGGTTTTGTTAAGGCATCTTCTGTGGATTGACCACGATTTAATCTGTACCTTAATATTTCTGGACTAATATTGTGTTTTCTTGCTAATTCTGTAATATTATATTTTTTATCATTATATGGAATTATATGATTATTTCTTCTGTTGTTCGCTTGTTCTTTTCTTGTGGCCCACCTCCAATTATCGGGAAAATATCCTTTGTTATTGTCAATTCTATCTAGGGTTAACCCCTTTGGGGGATCTCCCACATCTTTATAAAAATTTTCGAACTTTAACCATCGTTCACAAACAATAATTTCACGTTTACCATAATTTTTATATGCTTCACAATTAAAATTCGTGCATCTTTGAATCATACCATCCCATATTTTATAAATTTTTGTTTTGGTGAGGCCATGTGTTGTGCTATAAATCTTGCCGTTTGAATAACACTGTTCTTTTCTTAGACAACCACAACTTTTTGTATTACCATTTTTAATATTTTTTCCTATTACACTTACAAAATTGCCACAATCACATTTACAAGACCAAACATATTTATTATCCTTGGTTTTACCACATATTTTTATTGGAGTTAATCTATTAAATTTTTTATTACTCAAATCCAATGGTTTCATTATGATTCATCTCTTTTTTTAATTTTATCTTCCCACATAGCAATTTGCCATCCTATTCTCCAGTCGCAGAAGTCAGATTCTTGTGTTTTGGGATAGGGATTTGCAATTAAACCCTTGCCATCAAGAAAATCTTTTTGCCCTCTTCCGAAAGCCATTTCATTATATAAATTTGGTGAATCATTAGTCATTTGAAAATTCCAATTTTTTATTTTTAGGGACAATAATCCGGATCGCCCTCACCCCACAACACCCCAACATTCCTTATTATACCCGTCTCTCGTTTTTTATTATATAAAATCTTCATTTCTTCATATTTTTCTTTATCGTTGCCATAAACATCTGGTTTTGGGTGATGCAGATGAATTGGGCGACAATTTTTATCAAAATATTGTTTTAATCCACTTTTCATTAATCTGTTCCACATGTCGGCGTCTTCGAAGCCGTAGCTTTTAAAATCTTCGTCATAACCACCAAGTTGTCTAAAACATTCCGTAGGAGCGCTATGGCCCCAATGCCAACACACGTACTCTTCTGTAATTGGGTGTCCAGGGGTTCTTCTTTGTAATTCGTTTATGTCTATTTGATTATTAAAATATAAATCTGTATCATTTTTTGTGCAAGAATATGAGCATTCGCCACAACGATATAAAACATCTTGATGATCAAAAGATCTTTTAATGAAATCTCCAGTAAAAAGAATCTCAGGATCTCTCTGTGCGATCATTTTTGATTGAGAATATTTAATTGCTATATTGCGAATAAATCCACCGCCTCGTTCAACCGGGGGGTTTCTCTCTAGCGTAAAGTAGGTTACATTCTTATCGGCAAGATCAGAAAAATCTTCGTGGATTCCATCGTTTATAATCAATATTAACCATTTATTTTTTGGAATATCGGTTTCTATTAGATTGTTTAGAGTTTTTCTAATATAAATGGATCTTTTAAAGTTGGGTATTAAAAATAATAGTTCCACATTTGTTTGAGACCAATCGAAATTAATCATATATGATTCCAACTTTGTTTATTTAGGATTTTATATATACACGAATTGCTAACATCAAAAATTTTGGCTATTCTATACCCAGTTATACCCTTTTCATGCATTTCTCTAATTTTTAAAATATCGTTGTCATTAAATTTAGACATTCCATTTTTGCTACCACGGCAATCAGATTTAAATAAATGTATCTTATTTGTTCCATGTTTTACTCTATCTTTGGCATTTATAGATCGGGTAGTCCATTCTAAATTATTTATATTATTATTTAATTTATTCCCGTCTAAATGACGAGCCTCCATTCCCGGTGGACAGGGACCAATAAAGGCTTCAAGAACCAACCTATGGACTAGAAATTTTTTATGTTTTTTATTTTTACATAATGTTACATACAAATATCCATGATTACCTATGTGTTGTTTTAATACTCTCTTTTTATTTAAATATTTTTGTGAATTATTCCGCAAATTAAAATAAAATGATTGACTAATATTGAATCTTTTAATAACTGAATATCTTGATTCTTTTTTATTTATTGCACATATTATTTGTTTTATTTCTTCTGTGGATTTTCCTTTGCAATTTATAGAATTTATATTACCAAAATTGGATGCTTCATATAAATTTTCATATTTATAAATATCTTTATAAATTTCATTTTTCATTACTTTCACACCGATATTCTCTTTCTTATTCACTTATCCCTCTCCCCAGTTTATCCCAATATTTCTTATTATACCCTCTTTTTGTTTTTGTTTATATACATTTTTCATTTCTTCGTGGCTGGTATTTGGAACCCCGTGATATAAATGAATTGGGCTACATTGTTTATCGAAGAATGGTTGAAGTCCGCATCCCAATAATCTGTCATACATATCGTGATCTTCTGGGCCATACGACGTAAAATCTTCATCATAGCCGTTTATCTTTCTAAAATAGTTTATTGATACGCAATGGCCGTAATGGAAATATACGTATTGATTTTCTAATATAGGAAATTTTACAGATATTTGTGCCAATTCCTTTTCATTTATGACTCCATTGAAAAACTTATGTTTTTGGTCTTGCTTTGTTAAATGCGCTATTCCTCCACATCTATATAAAACACTTGAATTATTAAAGCATCCCGCAATAAAATCTCCTGTAAACAAAACCTCTGGATCTTTCTGCGCCAATAAATTGCATTGGCAACGTTTTATGGCTATATTACGTATAAAAGCACCATTACGTTCGACAAGGGGGGATCTTTCAAACGTAAAATAGTAGACATTCTTGTCTTGCAAATCTTCAAATGATTCATGGAACCCATCATTAATAACTAAAACGACCCACTTGTCTCTTGGGATAGATGTTTTAATTAAATTGTTTATTGTTTTTTGTATGTAATCCGCCCTTTTAAAATTGGGTATTAATATAACTAAATCTTTTCTTGTTATATCCCAGTCAAAATCAGAAGATTTAATCATTTTGTTTTCCTAGAAAGCGTATTTCCGGTGGGTCCGATAAATTTTTGTAAATTAAATTTTTCTAGTATTAAATTGAAAAAATAATTTGCTTTTTCATTTTTAAGTTTTTCATAATTTTCAGATGAATTTTTTCTAGTATGGGAATGATCTACTTTAACTCTATCGCAATAAGCAATTTTTATTTTGTTAAAAGCTCTTAAAAAGAATACGCTATGTTCAACCACTTTAAATTCATCGTCCCACGCACCGAACTTTTTAATTGCCTCTGTTTTGCCCATCCAAAACGACAGGGTTATATCAAATAATGGACATCCATACTCATTTCCCTTGTTCTTTTTCTCGAAATGTACTATTCCATTTTTAAATTCTTCCTCGTTAAGACAAGCCTCGTAATGGGGAAATCCTTGCACATCCCCTCCAACCAAATCTATACTTGAACTTTCTAATATATCTAACCATATTTCCAGTTGTGTTTTTTCTGTAAAAATAAAATCATCGTCCAAGACAACAACATACGGAGTTTTGACCGCAAATAATGCCCGATTTTTTCCATAAGAAATTCCAGTATTAAATGGTAACACGATACGAGAAAAGTTTTTTCTTGAAATTGAGAATATTTCTCTACTATCATCAGCAACAATAATTTTAATATTTGGGTAAAATTGATCAATACTTTTAATAAGTCTATCTAAACACAACGGTCTTTCAAAAGCTTTAATTATAAGTGTAACATCGTCTAATGACCCACGCAATTTAACAAGTTCCTGTGGGGGTAATGGTGGTTGTAATGGTTGCGGTGGAAGCAATGGTTCTGGCAAAGGTAATATTTTAGGATTTTCCTGTGAGATGTCACCAGCTTCTCTTCTTTTTCTTTTTTCTTCTCTACTAAGCATGTTTTTCCCTTATAAATAAAACCGCAGCCCTTTTTCCATTACAATAATCGTCCTCTGCTCTCATAACAGAAGAGCATGACGAAGATGGTGTTAGTTGGTGGGCTTTAAATCCGCTGTTTTCGAATTTCTTGATAATATGATTTATATCCGGTAGTTTTAGATTTAGATGTGTATCAATGTTGCCAAAAAATATATCTGTTCTAGGTTTGAATACATTTGTACCAATCTTAGTATCTATTAAAACCGCTTCTGTGCTAGACTCGATGAGTTTATCAATAAGAAAATCGTGATCTTCTATGTGATGTAAAATTCCTGCGCAAATCACAAAATTAAACTTTCTTTCCGACATAGTTTTTTGCCAAAAGACAGGATCAAGAATGTCACAATTAACAAATTCATAATTGTCTTCTGGTAAGAACTGATTAGAACTCCAATATAGGAGACCCTGAAGAATATATTTATTTCTTCCTTCTAGTGCGGTTAAACTTTTTGCACCATATCTTACGTATCTAGAACCCCAATAAGAAACATTAGATCCAACGTCTAATATGCTTTTACCTTTGAAGTCATATTTATCTACTACTTGGTCAACCAGTAAGTTCTCCCTGTATTTGTTTCTTACGGATAATTCTTGTGGAGATCGAGAAGTTCCAATGCCTGGAACAACTGTTTCCCCGCCTATTTCTAGTGGGTAATACCATGGATTGAGCATATTAATAACATGATTTACATTTTTAACCCTCTTTTTTATTTCTGTAGAAGAGACGCCCTTGTAATATGGTAATGTAACGATCCTTGTGGTAGATGGAATACTGGATTTAACAACATGTCTAAGCTCTTCGTCATGAGATTCACTTTCTGCGACAACATCTGGTTTTATATGTAATATGTTGTTAACAGGAGAGTATGTGTCTTGGCAAACTACCAAATCGACATATTTTATGGATTCTATTACCCTAACTCTTTCGTCCATTGACATAATCGGAGGATTCTTTCTCTCCATTATTGCTTCGTCTGTTAAAACCCCAACAACCAATATGTCTCCCAAAGCTTTAGCATTTTTTAAATGAAGCACATGTCCATAATGAACTATGTCTCCACAAACATACGCATAGACTACTACAGGAGCGGTTTGTTCCTTAAGCACTTCGGATTTCTCGCACAATGCCATTGAGTTACTGGGATTTTCCATTCCCCATATTGTTCCTCAAGATATTTTTCTATTTGTTTTACTACATTAACTTTTACGCCCTTAAATTCGACTTTTTCAAATTCGTCAAAAAGATCTTTGGAATAACAATAATATAATATTCCAGGATTCCAGACTCCGTGCCAGAGACAATTTACCCCTTCGAAGAAAAAAAACCATTCAATTTTAACTTCGTTTCTGATAAAAGAAATTTCTAAACCGTCGTTCCTATTTCCAAGAATATGGGCGAGTTGAAAGCCCCTGCCTTTCATCTTGTCTATAAGTTCTTGTTGTTTTAATTCACTCAAATCAGAGATATTGGCTCCAAGGTCAATGTCATCGTCATGAGATATGAAATCTTTGTCTCTATAATAACCTAAACACGTACCGCAATGAAGCCATGTAAATAAACCAATTTCATTGCATACCTCATACGCTTCTTTTAAATTTGCTATAGCATTTTTTACAACATCTGGCGAAGATCCAAACAAAGGAGCTACCATATCAAACTCCCCTTCCCCATTCGGTATCATCATTTGCAATTACCCGCAAGTTTGTTTTCATATTTTCATAAACCCCTCTATTAATCTCTATTGTTTTATGAAATTTTCTTATTATTGGATGATGTATATGATAAGTAGTCATATCTGAATCTACAATAAATTTAACGCCGGATTTTTTTAATCTATCGAGCATATTGACATCTTCCCACCCGTACCCTGTCTTAAAATCTTCCTCATACCCTTTCATATCCTGTAATCGCTTTGTTCTAATACATACCATATTATGGAATGCTTGGTAGTTATGGGGTGTTACTTTCCACTGTCTTAGAATATTTAATTCACCCAAATTTATAAATGGATTGTCAATAATCTTTTGCGTTTCCCATTCTTGTAATTCGATCATACCGATAGGTCTATATATAACATCCTCTAAGTCTATTGCTCTTGACACAATATCATTATCTAATATTATTTCTGGATCTTTTGTACACAACCAAGTTGATAGGCAACGCTTAATAATAAAATTTCTTATCATACATCCGTTTCTTTCAACGGGTTCGCGTTCAAAAGTAAACCATTTGAGATTATATTGTTCTAAATCAGAAAGATCTTCGTTTATGCCGTCGTTTACAACTAACCACATCCATCTGTCATTTGAAATAGCTGTTTTAAATCTTTTGAGTGTAGGAATTAATAGATGTTTTCTACCAAAGTTCGGGACAAATATTATAAATTCTTTATTGGTACAAGACCAATCAAAGTTAGTTTGGTTTAGGTATAAATCTGACATTTTTCTTAATCCAAATATTTCTAGTCAAACTTTGCTTTTTTTCAAAACATTCGTCGCAAATACCACACTGAATTCTTGTGTCGATATGCCTTATCATATCTTCTATTTGATCAAATTTGCTTCCAAACCCAAAATGAATTTCGATCGTTCCACCTTCTAGGTTCGGCAATACTCCTTCTTCATCATTTCCCGCATATCCATCTGTATAAATTGGTATTTCTTTTTCACAGCAAATACAAATCCATTTCCATTTTTTATTTATTTTACAAATACATTTTTCGGGAATTTTTCGACACCCATTACACAAACCCTCTGTGCTATCTTGGTGCGGACAACAAACGTTTGATTCGCATCCACACGAATTATATTGCTTTTTCATTATTTGTTCCTTTGTTTATCTATTTCTTTTACTATGTTTGGTAAACTAAAATTTTCACCTTTTATTGGTTTGTTGGTTGGACCAATGGGTGAATCTTTACTCATATTAGAGCGATGTATTTCTTCAAATATGGGTTCTATGTCTATTCCCATACAAACACACATACCAAAAGTTACATACAACAAATCACCTATTCCATCACACATACCAATTAAATCACTGTTTTTTGACGCGCAAATAATTTCATTCAATTCTTCTTGTAAAAAATCCAGTCTAAATTTTAATAGTTCTGGCTGTAATATAGATGGGGAATAACCAATATTATGATTATATTTTTTATGAAAATCTTTAACCATTTGTTGCATTTTATTCATAAATTATATCATCGAACCCTTCCGACATCTCCGGTTTTTCCATTTGCTTATAAAGATTCACAAGAGCATTTTCCGGAACCTTGTTTTCTTTTCTTTGTTCATTATTTTTTAAACAAAATTCTAGAGATTTATTAAAACTAAGAGCTATAACTTTAAATCCAAGTTTTTTACCAAAGTCAATCCAATATTCTCTATTTTTCTTGTTAATTAACCATTTACTTTCATCAAGTATTATACTAAGATTTGAATTTTTAGACAGGGAAAAAATAGTACAAGCTATAATTTGTTTTAGATGTTCTTCTTTTGATTCATTATATTGTTCTTTATAAAATCCTAGCCTAAAATCATCCACCGAAAGAACTATAATATTTTTTTCTCTTTCCGCTATTTTTCTACATGTTGTTGTTTTCTTAGACGCAGGAGGAGCTATCGCGAGATATAAGTATCTATTCATAATATAATTTTTCTTCTTTTCAACTCTTTTTTAATAAACTTTTGTGGTATTGTTAAACCTCTGGCTATTTCCTTTTTTGTTTTTTCAATGTTTTTAATAAATTCAAAATCGTTATAGGAATTTCCATAATCATATTCGCCCAACGGAACAAAATATTGTTCGCCATAAAACCCTTGCCTAAAATTATCGACAAATGTTCCAGTATATTGTGTACCGCTACCTCCGAACTGAACAGTTTCTTCAATTAGTAGATTTTGTTTGGGTTCGATTTTATAAATATTTTCTTTTAAAATTTTACATATCCAGTGAGATTCATCTATTTCGTTTTCAATAAAATTAGAGTTATCTTTGATAAATTTAACAAATTTTTCTTGTTGTGATGCATACATTCTTATAAAATATATGTTTGTATAGTCTATTGCTTCTATGTTAATTTCAAAATCATTATGATTATTGTTGCTATCAAATTGTATTGATTTTATATACATTATTATTCGTAAACCTCAACGCTCTCTTGTATTTCTATTTTATTATTAGTTTGATTAATTAAATCTTGGGCCAACCAGATCTTATCAAGAGCGACTACTCCCAATAGGTCGAACTTACAACAACCCATTAATTCGGCACTTCCCATTTCCAGACCAACAATTCTCGTTTTATTTTTGGGATCATAAACAAGTGGCACCAGTTCGCTAATTGGAACGTCTGCTATAACGAGACCTGCTGCGTGACGACTCTGTGATTTTTTTGTACCCTCTAATCTTATTGCTTGGTCAAATAAAGGTTTAAACCATTGATAATATTCTTTAATTTTATCTATATTATCAATGCTCCAGTTTAAAATTCCGTAGTCATGATTTTCTGTTTCTTCTCGCATTTTTTGTAAATCATCTATAATCGAAGCTTCGTCTGGCATTAAACCAGTAATTTCATTACATAAATCAAATGGAGTTATAGAAATTTCGTCTGCGTTTTTACCTTCTTTTAATGCCCTAACTTTCATCAAATGTTTTACTAAATCCGGCTGTGCTCTAAATACTTCTTTAAGAGCAGCCTTTCCTTGAAGCCTGCCAAAAGTTACCATCGCGCACACCTTGTCCTGACCATATTTATTTGTTAAATATTCAATGACTTTCTCACGAAAGACCACAGACAAGTCTAAGTCAATGTCTGGGAGAGAGATATGACCCTGATTAGTTTTAACGGGTTTATTTGAATCTAATTTACAATGCATTCTTAATGAATCTATAATATGTGAATTATTTGGGTTTAGAAATTCTAATCCTAAAACCTGATCTTCTGAAGACGAACACATAGTTTGATTATTTTTAAACGCATCTAATATATATAACCACATTTTGGGGTTATTAATATCTATCCAATCAGCTTCTTCTTTAAGCAATTTTTTATTACTTATGCTTTTATATTTTAAATTATATTGAATAATCAAATTTTTAATCGTATTTCTGGAATCATCAATTTTTTCTTGAGTTATATCGTTAGAATTATCTGATAACCATTCCATAAAAGTTACTTGCCCGACATCGAAGTGGGATGGTATGTTTCGCCCACGATTATAAAACCGAGCAAAGTATAATCCGTATTCTATGGGGTCTATGCCAGTGATACCCAACAAGTAATTGACGAGAGACCCCGCCCCTGACCCTCTTCCTTTCCCCCTTGGTGCTTTATTATCATCTACAAACCTACATGCGTCAGAGACTATTAAAAAGTAGTCTGCGAGTTTGGCTTCTTTAATAACAGACAATTCTTCAAGAAGACGATTCCAGTGAATTTTCTTTTTTTCTATTGGAAAATTAGTTAATTTTTCTTTTGCTCCTTGAACACACAATTCTTTCAGGTGGTCATCGGAAGAAACTTTATTTGGGGTTTTATACTTCGGCAAACATGGTTTTCTATTTAAAGAATATGGCTCTATCATATCTGCTATTTCTAAAGTTGTTTCAATTTCTTCTTTTGTATATTTATTGCACATTTCTTTATAATCAAATATATAAAAATGATCAAGATAGAAAAAAGCCATTGTATCGCCTCCTTGTTGGATAATAGCTTCTTGTTCTGAGGCAGACGTGTGCATTTGCGAATACAATAATATTCTATGGTCTTCTGCATCTTCTTTGCGAGCATAATGTGCGTCTAACGTACTAACAGATTTAATGCCGGTGTTTTTTGCTATTTCTCGTAAACATTCCACCACCACATCCTGAATTATCATCCCCTCGGACTGGATTTCTAAGAAATAATTTTCCTCACCGAATATTTTAATATGTTTTTCTATTATCTCTAGGCTCTCATCTTTCCAGTTTGGTTTTAATAGTTTTCTACATTCTGCTAGTTTATTGGTGTCCGCTCCAAATAGACAAGCTGTTTTAAAATCTGAAAAAAGTGATTTTGACAAATTACCGACTAGGCATCCTGACAAGCATATTAAATTCTTATTTTTTGTGAAATTTGCTAAATTTATTAAATCTATTCTGGGGCGTCTATAGAACCAATCTGGTCTATTGGTTTCGCTAATAAGTGACATTAAATCTTTTATGCCATCTTGATTTTTAGCTAAAACAGTAAGATGGTTATGATGTCTATTTTCATTGGTTCTTATGGATGGATCATGTTCGCAGATATATAATTCTACTCCCTGGATAGATTTAATATCATATTTCTTACAAGCCTTTTGAAAATCAACCATTCCGGCTATGTTTCCGTGATCCGTGAGAGCTATCGCCGGAGACCCTATCTCTTTAGCTCTTTGCACTATTTGCAATGGACTAGGCAATCCATCTAGAAGACTTTGAAAACTATGGTTGTGTAAACCTACATAACAATTTTTATTGCACATTATTTTTTTCTTCGTCTAATTGGCGTGGTTAATGCTTTTTTAATTGACCAATTATAAAGATATAATCTTTTCCATAATGCCATATATGGAATATTGTATTCTTCTGCTACTTCTACCAGCAATTGTTTTTTACCCTTTACAACAATATATAGATTGTTTCTTTTATTTCTTGCTTGTTCTTTCATTGAAATTAATCGACAATTTTTCTTGGAATAAAATCTATTATTCTCTATTCTATCTAATGTTAATCCTTTTGGTATTTCGCCAATATCTTCGAAAAAATTTTCAAATCCTTTTGGATTTTTCTTTGACCATCTATAACATACTTTTATATTGCGTCTGCCATAATCTTTATATTGAGGATGATTTTCATTACTACATCTTTCGTTCATTTGTTTCCATCTATTATATTCGATTGTTTTGCTTAATCCATGCTTAATATTTGATTTCCCATTATCCCCCCTGGTTTCATACTGTAGGCATCCACAACTTCTTGTACATCCCCTTCTAAGAAGATTACTTTTTATTGTTTTTTGTTTTCCGCATTCACATAAACACAACCATAATGAACCACCCCATTTGTCCTTGCCGTTTTGTTTTAAAACAGTTAATCTTCCAAATTTTTGTCCTGTTAAATCAATGAACCCATGTGTCCCATTTAAACCTTGTGGGTCACGAGAAATATTAAAACCCACCTCTCTTTTATAACACTGAGTAGTGTCCAACCACCATTTTTCTCTGATTGGTAATTGTTTTATATCATGCATTTTTTCAATAATCTCGTATCTAAAGTTCTGTTCGCCATATTTATTCCATGCATCTTGTAAATGTATATTAATATGTTTGTTTCTTTTCAATAATCTTACGTGCTCTTTCAATCTTCTTTTAGTATTAGCACTACTTCCTATATAAATCTTTTTATTAAAAAGACATGTTATTTTATAAATGCCAGATAATTCAATCAATTTTAGTCCCCTTGTATTTTATTTTTACATATTCTTCGCCCATAGTATTTAGGTCGCTCCATATTATACTACAAACATCATTTTTAGAGAAATTACAAAGTTTACATTTCCAAGACCTGTTGCGGCGAATTAAACTGTCACTTTTTATCGTTTTAAAAATATCGTATAGTTCAGATAATATGCTGGGGACATCCCCGTTTGATAGACCTATGGTAGTTGGCCCACCATCCGACGTATAATAAAAAGTGACAACGCAATTTTTATATTGTGGGAATAATATTTTAGCCGCCATAAAATAAATCTTTGCCTGTAATTTTTTAGTTAAATTGTAAAAATCCATAGTGTTTTTATCAAACGGACTATTTCTCGAACCCGTCTTATAATCAACAATCTCAATCGTATCTTTATCTAGTTCGTGAATCAAATCTATGTAGCCTCGCACACATAATTGCTTCGTCTCGCCATCTTTTTTAACTTCCCATTCTTGCCCAGGAAGCTCTAAGGAAAACCATTTTTCCGCATCTATTACATTAAGTTTGTATGGATTATAATAATCGTCTTCAACAACTTTAAAAAATGAGGCTTTGGCTTTTTTATAATCCGCTGATAACCCTTTGCTTGTAAATTTTCTTAAATCTGGATGTGGGTTTTCGTCCCATGATCGTTCAAACAACCATTCTGGATCTACATTGACTTTGCCCCTCTTTTTTAGTCTAGCGGCCAACTCTAGGGCTTGATGTACGATAGTCCCGATGGTAGCGGCTTTGCCTGAACCAGAAGATTCTAACCCAATTACGTATTGCAACCAATATTTGAAGGGACAAAATTTATAGGTATCAATAAGACTTGAGCTAAATTTATTGACTAACATTTATTTACCATGAAATTCGTTTAACCATTTTTCGATGTGCGGTTCTAAAAAGGCACATTGTTCATCCACAGACATATTCCTATTATCAATAATCAAATTAAATTTGTCTCTTGGATAGTTGTCGAGAACTGTTTCCGAGACGTGCTCGTCTTTTCCCGCCACACTCCTCAATAATCTTATTGTCTTGCCACCAATGGTATTAATTGCTTCTATTTCGTTTGGAAATCTGCAATCCATAATTATGGCTATTTTTTTATTGTCCTTTTTGATTATAGATATAGTTCCGTTAACCCAACAATTAGGATCAATTTTTCTGCATATTTCTGTTCCAAATATCTGCAAGATCTGTCTTGAAGTCAAATATTCATTATTATCTAAAATATTACACTTTATAAATTTTTCATCATTAGTAAATTTATACAATAGAGACAACGACATATCAATTAAATCATATAGCTTTATATTTGTTAAACTATTTTTTTCTTTTTCTTCTCCATAAACTTGGTTATTAGTTAATGAAAAAATATTCATACAAAATTGTTTCAAATAATCGGCAAAACTATATAGTTTAATATCTGTATCTTCAAATATTTTATTAAATTCGTTTTCTTCAACCGTAAAGTAATGATTATTTTTTCTAGCTTCTATTAATCCCAATTTATTAATTTTAAAGTCTACTATATCACGACTTCTCTTTAAAAAAGAAGCGGCTATAAAATTCGCCGCCGTGTTCTTTCCGGAGCGCTTTTTGCCTGACAGAGCTATTATGAGGGATTTTCCCATTATGTGTCCTCCTCTATTGTTTTCTTACAATTGAAACGTTGTTTGATACCTAAAATAAGCTTTCCTCAATAGGTGAATGGAATTCCGCACGATTCCCATTTATACGGCGACATTAATCGCACTATTGTTCCACCATAATCCTTGCATTTTTTCATTTAATTGTCCTTTAATAAAAATTCTTTGGAATTGGTTTGTAAAATTTTTCCTATCTTGTTTTGTATCTCGTCATTATTAAGTTCGGCAACATCGTTTGTTTCGTTTAGATCTATATTAATGATTCGGAAATAATAATTTAATTCCTCCGACAATTTTTCGGTAGCATTTTTCCCCGCCTTGTCGTTGTCCATTGCTAAAATTAACGTAAGGGCACCAGATTTTTGTAGCAATAATCTCTGGTGTTTAGAGAGAGAGCATCCCATTAAAGCTACACTGTTTTTAATTCCATTTTCTTCAAGCTTCCAAACATTTCCAGGAGATTCTACAATAATTGCTGTTCCTGTTTTCGAAATATTATATTTACTGAAATTGTAATTATACAGATATAATTCTTTTTTCAAGCCCTTCGAGTGAAGCCACTTGCTAGAAAACAATGCTTGTTCCTTTGGTGGACACTCAGTTGCTGGATTATGATACAATTTACATAACTCACATTTATCCCAAATACTTCTCCCAGAAAATCCCACAACATATTTTCCAGAATCATCTAAAATTGGAAAGAACGCCCTCTCAAAAAATAATTTACCCCTTTTATTGCATGATGAGATATAATATTTATTTATAATATCTTGTGATATACCACGAGACGGATAATATTTGGTGTCTTTCCTTAATAATGGAAGAACTTCTGATAATAATGGGAATCCATTCTTCTCTATTTTTTTCTTTTTTTTATATTGTTTAATGATTTTAAAAATTTCAATATTTTCAGCCGTCTCTTCATTCATTTTAAGATTTGACAGATTTAAAACCGTGGCCGCAAAAGATACCGACTCCACGAACGAAAATGGGCGATTTAATTTATTTGTCATTGTCCCGCGAATCAGCCCGAACACACTATTAGAATTACCGGAAATTGAATTTCTATGACACTGTTTTGTAGCACACTCCCAATGACTCGTGCGGGTCGCCCACCACCAACTTCTTTCGTTATCTCCATTGTGACACGGACAGCGACCTTGAAAATAATCTGATCTTTCCGTATATTCAATTCCAATAGCGTCTAAAATTTCCGCAATTCTCTCACAGGCCCTGTCTTGGATATATGAAATTTCATTGGTATTAAAGTTTTTCATATCTTTTTGCTTTTTTTCTTCTTCTGTTTGATTGCTCTTTTGTTGTCAATAGTTGACAATTTTCTAGCGAATAGCCGTTTATTAATTTATTGGTATCTATTCTACACAAAGATTTTCCTTTTGGTATTTCTCCAACATCTTTTAAAAAATTTAAAAATCCTTGTCCTTTTGGCTCTAGCCACCTGTCACAAATAGTAACCCCGCGATTGCCATAAATTTTATATTTCTTGTTATTTTTATTATTGCATCTAGACAACATAGATTTCCAGGCTACGAATGTTTTTGATTTTTTATTCTTTCTATTATGACCATGTTTTAAATTATTGCCTTCCCTGCGTAAGCATCCACAGCTTTTGATAATATTTTCTCTAAGGTGGCCGCCCTCAATTATTCTTTCATTCCCACAATTACATTTACACAACCATCTGGGCTGTCCGCCCCTAGAGTTCTCTGCTCTTTCCTTAACTGTAAGTCTTCCAAATATTTTGCCGGTTAGATCTATAAGTCTTATCCTACCTGAAGCCTGGGGGCTGGAGGATATATTAAATCCTATTTTTCTATTGCAACAATTTGTCTTATCAATCCACCACTTTTCTCTTATTAGTAATTGTTTTATATCGTGGACTGTTTCAACTATTTCAAATCTAAAATTTTCTTCTTTATATTTGTACCATGCATTTTGCAAATGTGGATTAAAATGTTTATTATTTTTTAATAACCTTATATGATTTTTCAATCTCTTATCAATATTCTCACTGCTCCCTATGTAAAATTTATTATTAGCAAGACATATAATTTTATAAATACCGGATAGCTGTTTGGTAGATTTATTCATTATATTTTCTCATTTAAAAATTGCGAAGTACTCTGGCTTAACATTTTCCCTTCGGTTAATTTCGATCTACTGAGATCCATTTTGATGTTTATGTAATCCCCCTTGTCCATGCCCGGCCCAAAGCGGGAGTCGCAGACTATAATTTTTTTCATACCATTCGATGGGCCGTCCTCTATTAATTCTTCTTGACTTTTATTCTTCAATATAGAGAAGGACGAGCACAGCCAAAGAATTCTATCTGATGCAGAAATAAATTCCGAGCCTTCGCGGGAAACCCCCTCTCTATTTAATTGTACTGTACTAAATATAGGAATATTAAATTTTAATGCGAAATTATGAAGGGCTGTCATCATGAACCCAAGAATTTGAGTCTCCATCATGTTTGATTTCATATCGGAAGTATCCATCAATTTAATATAATCCAAAATAATTAGTGAGGGCTTTGTGAAACCGTTATCTTCAAACCCAACTTCTTTAATAATCCATCTTCTGCATAGGGATAAAATAGATTCGATTGACAAACCAGCTATTGAACAGTGAGTAATTGGTAAATTTTTTACAATTTCTTTACATGACCAAACAGCTTCTTTTTCTTCTTTCGTTGTAGCGAATTGCCCCGTCTCTATTCTTAAGCATTCGACGCCAGAAATTAACGAAATAAATCTATTCATTTGAATCTGTTGAGACAATTCAGTATCAAGATATAATATGGGAATACCCAATTCGGCTAAATTTTTAGCAATATTGAGACACAGAAAGGACTTTCCTCCTTTTGCGCGTGATCCAACGACGTTAACCGTTGCCCTGCGAAGCCCACCGCCAATACAGTTGTCGTAATTATTGAACCCTGTTGGAAGACCACAAATGCCCTTCGGCTTCTCTGATACTGCATTAAGTGTTTGTTCAAAATTATCGCAAATATGAACCATGTTTTTATTGTCTTTATTTAATTTCGACGTAAACTCAAATACCGGATCTTCCAACTTCCCTATAATCTCATCAATCTTCTCTTGACCATTGATCCCCTTCAAATCCTCAGAAATATTGTCCACACACTTTATTGCCTGTCTCGCCAAAGATAGTTTATATATCTGCAAAGCTATAGACTTGGCATTGTTATATGTTGGAGTATTTGCAAATAATGCTTCCAGATATTCTGATTCTTTTGAATTCCCATCAAATTTATTATAGTTAAATATTTTTGCATTAGCTACTATTGTTGGTCCATCAAATTTATCTAAACTCTTTTCGTGAACAAGATGTTTAATAATAGAAAATATTGTTCTATTAATCGACCAATAAAAATCTTTTGTATCTAAAATTTCTTCAATATCTATAAGGAGATCTGACCCATGATTTAGGATAGCAGATAAAACAGATCGTTCACATCCCGAATCATTCAAAATATTTGTTTGTTTATCCATTAGATACCCGTATCACTTTCTTTTTGTTCTAATTTTCTATGACAATTTGAACATAAGACAATACATTTCTCGACCTCTTTCATTGTTTGTAATAAATCCCGTCCTTTAGAATTGCCTATAGTAAATTTCTTTGTTTTATAATCTTTGTGATGAAAATCTAAACATCTTGGATCATTTTCACCGCACACCATACATCCACTATCTTTTTTAATATTAGCAAGTAACTCTTTTCTTTTTAATCTTCGTAATCGGCTATATTCTGGATGTTTTGCATATAAACTTCTCATATAGGTGTTATAAAGATCCCTGTTTTCGGCTCGATATTTTCTCATATAAAGTTTATGTCTTTCGTTGCGCCTATCCTTATTTTTAAAATGATATTCTTTCATATAGAGTCTATATTTTTCTTTATCTCTATCTTTATTCTTCAATCTATATCTTTTGTTATATTCTTTCATGTAAAGTTTACGTTTTTCTTTATTTAACATATTATATCTTATAATTATTCAATTATTTTTCCATTAATTGTATCTTGCAGGCACTTTGGACATTTTTGCCCAAAATCTTTGCTTTCTTGTCTATCTGATTCAAAATTTTGCTCACACTGTGAACATTTTACATCATATTTCTTGGAAGGACTTCTTTTTGTTTTTCTCTCTTTGGTTATTGCTGCTTTTTCTTTGTTTTTATTTATTTCTTCTAATGGAATGTTGTCATCTGTTATTGGTTTCGTATCATTACCATAATATCCTTTTTTGGTGGGAACCATATTGCCATTTTCGTCCAAGCTAACAAAGGGGCCAACTGTAACTGTTTTTTTAATTGGTGGTGGGTCTTGACGGCGATTTTTTGGTTCTGGGGGATTTCTTTCATATGTTTGTCCATCTGGATTCGGTGTAATTATTTTTTTGTGTTTGTTAATTATTTGTTCTATCTCTTCTATTAATTCATTGGGTGATTCAATTATTTCATTTGCTTTAATTAATTCTCCAGTGATCTCCTCATACCCCTGGCAAACTAAAGACCAATTATTAGCGATGATTCCATTTTTAATAAGTTGTATGGGACTATCCATTTTTTATCTCCAAATTACGTTGACGAATTATATTTTGCATATTTTGTGCATAAAACTCAATTCGGCGAGACAAATAAATTATTCTCGACAATCTTAGATCCACCTTCTGTTGAATTCTGCCGCACTTAGCTTTATCTTCATTAAAAAGTTTGTTCGTAACATTCTTGGACCATTTTAAATATCCTTCTGCTTCGTTGCTCTTTTTTTGAAGAAAAATTAAATATTGTGAAAGCATGAATGAATATTCACAAAGTCTCATTGTTGTTTCTAATCTAATTTCTTCTATTGATAATTCGAGTATCTTTTCAATCTCTGATCTATTAGATTCTTTAAAGGAAAGACACAAAGATTTTTCCCATGCCGTAAGATCGTCACTGTATTTTTTATATTCTTCGTCAAAATTATTTGTCATATACTTCAATCAATTTCAAGTGATTAAGCAAACACCATGCTATTTTACGCTCATCACGATTTTTTTGATTGTTAAAATCTATTTTTGTTTTATGGAAAAATTTAATATGAAGTTCGTGCTGTCTTCCTTGAACCTCTACCACAAGCCCACGAGAAGGAATAAAAAAATCAAGATAGAACTTTTCACCCTTGATATATACCTCTTCATAAATATTATCAGAGGGGTATTCTTTCTTTAATTGTTCCTTAACTCTTGTTTGAAATTTTGATTTTTGGTATGTCTCTCTTAATAAGTATTTTTTTAAATTTATTTTCTCTTCTGCTCCATTTAAAAGTTGAATTAACATTAAACACTATCTGTGTCTATGAATAATAATTGGACGAGGAGCAACGATAACACGTCTTACGGGATGGCCTTGAATTATTACAACTTCTGTTGGAGGTTCCTCGTGAACTACCACAACGGGACGAGGCTCGACATAAATTCCTGGCCTAATTTCGCATCCGAATAATACAGATGTTATTAAAATTATTAATGTTAATTTATTTTTCATTTATTTTTCCTTTTATTTTATTTCTTTTAACATATCTATTACAATAAAAACATAACAAAGATAGATTATTTAAATCGAAAAGTTTTAATAGGTCTTCTTTAGTTTTCGCTGACGAAGTTGGGATAATATGATCTATATCAAATTTAATATCATTGTAAGATTTATTGCACATTGGACAACAATTGTTTTGTACTTTTAGTATATTATTTAAATGTTCGCAGAGTTCTCTAGAGCCATATGGAAGATGTTTAGAAAAATTAATTCTTTTTGATTTTAAATTATTTAAAACGCTCATTAATATACATTTATATTTTCGGATAAGCAAGGATTTTTTATCAAGATTACTTCTCCTATTATTTGCTTGTTCTTTCTTTGTTGACCATTTGCAATTTCCTGGTGAATATCCACATATTAATTTATTATTATCTCTTCTGTCAAGAGATTTACCTTCTGGTCTTTCTCCCATGTCCGCAAGAAAATTAATAAATCCTTTGCCATTTGATTCCAACCAGCGATCGCAGATAGTTATACCACGGCCACCATAATTTTCATAACTTGCATTTTTTGGATTGGTACATCTTTGGATCATACCATCCCACGATTTGTATGTTTTTGATATTTTTTTACTTCTAGCGTGGCAATGTTTTAATTTTGAACATCCACAATTTTTACTACGACCTCTTTTGATATCTGATCCTAATATTATCTTTTCTTTACCACAATCACATCGACACAACCATAAAGCATTTCCCCATTTATTGTTGCCCATATATCTAATCGGTATCAATTCATTAAATTTTTGTCCTATCAGATCAATGAATCTTCTCATTATTTTATTCCTGGCAATAATATTTCACGAATTTCTTTATCAAATTTTTCTATGTATTGAGGATTATTTTTAAAATATTCACGAACTTTCTCAAGTCCCTGCAACTTAAGAGGATTATTGTCTTTATCTAAGATGCTGGAGATTATATACCAACTACCGCTCTTTTCTATGAGACCAAGATTTTCTGCGTTAATTAAGATATCTTTTATTCTATCAACACCTTCACCAAATCGCAAGGGAACAGCACAAGGAAGAAAAGGTTTACCTAATGCAGAACACACCACTGTTACCATCACATCATGTCCTGCTGGAGCATTTGTGTCTGGATCTTTGTCCCATTGTTTAGCCCAGTTTGCATTTAACCATACGCTACAAGCGTAAGATATTGCGAGACCCCCTTTCTCAATAAATTTTTTACCATTAACTTCCCGATTCGTTTGAAGTTGGGAAATAAATAATAATATTACGTCATTGTCGTCTGCTACGGGTTGTACTTTTCTAAAAAATCCCGCCAAGAGCTTCGGAACTCCAGCCATATCCCTATTGTCTCCAATCATTTCCGCCTGCTCCGCCATCGTGGAAAGTGCTGCTATGCTGTCTATAACCATGACTGCTTTTTTATTTTCCTTTATTGTAGATTCGATTACTCTTAACCATTCCTCGGCGCTTAAATTGTGATCGAGAGTGGATTTAATTATTTGAAGTTTACTAGTATCTAGCCCTTGGATGGTTCCAATAAGACTCGCAGATGCTCTGCGCTCGATATCAAAATAAAATGCGGGTCTATTGTCGTCTATGGCATTCTTTAAGATTTCTAAACAAATTGAAGTTTTGCCAACCTTGCTCTTTCCGCTAATAAGACAAGTAGCGCCATCGGGAATTCCTCCATTTAAACTAATGTCCAGGGAAATTGATGCTGTTTTTAAAACATCTCTCTTTCGGTCTATTACTTTATCTGCCGTCCTAATAATTCCCTCTCCATAAGTTCTTTCAAGAAATTTATCAAAACTTTCATCAACAACCTTTTCTTTAGATTTCTTTGCCACTATTTTCAATATCCTTTAAAATTGACAATTTATTTTTTGTCCCAGTATCTACATATCTTGCATTTTCTTCTGGAGAAAAGATACTTATAACTATTTTTTCATCTTTTCTTTTCTCTATTTCTTTTTTATATAATATATCTAATTTTTTAATTATTGTATTTAAAGTCTTTTTAGCCGAAAGAGATTTAATCCAACCATCTTTAATAATACCAATTAATAATTTTTGAATTAAAGGATTATTAAAATCTGTTAATTTACTTAAGTTGCTTATGCCTTTAATTTCTCTCGGATATTTTTTGGCCCAATAATTATTGGATTTCCAGAATCGAGGACCGAGTTTCTTATCCATATTTAAACACACTAATTCTACGACGTAATTACGAAAATCTATAGGAAGACCTGGGGTTGTTGGTGAATCGAATGACTTTTCCATTTAATTCTCGATAAGAAAGAATCCACACTTGTCTTTGCTTCTAATTTCTTTCCCGACATTTTCGCCGTCCTCTGAAACCCAGAAGAGGGTCGCATTTATACCATCAAAATACCCGACACAAGTTCCTTGTACTTCTGTATTTCCCATAAAAATTTTTACCATTTTCTTCCCAAAACAATAACCTCTTTGTAATTTTGGCATATCAAAACTTTTATTTCCTTCGATAAGTTTAAAGTCTATAATTTTTAAGTCTGCATTTAATTGTAAAAATTGCTTGAGACGCAACCACGAATGAGGTCCATCTTTTCTTTCATCTTGAAAGACTTCTTTATTATTGGATAAAGTTGCAACATAATACTTGCTGCAATTCGTTGGAACCGTAAAACTTATCAATTCTTCATTATTCATTCTTTTTTACTCCGGAGTACCTTTCACTATCAGCCTTCATGGATTCTGATGCCGTCATAATAGTAGTTCCTTTCCCCCCATCTATTGGGTTTTTTATTTTTATACTTATAACATTAGCGTTTTTTGGTTTGTTATCTTTTGGAACAATAGGTGAAGATGTTGATTCTGATTGTTCGTAGAGAGACAAATCTGAAACAATATACGTATTTATAAATTCTTCAAATAATGTCGTACATCTATTAAAAAGATCTAACTTATTTTTGGTTTGTTTTAAGGGTTTGTCGTTTTTATAAAATAGTTTTTGATCGAGAAATTTTGAAAAATCGTCAGACAATTTTTTATCTATGTGTTTCATTTTATTTCCTTTATTTTAATTTAAATAATTTCTTTGGGCTAACGTTAAATGTGTTCTATTTTTTGTCTTTAAGAACATGGTATAATAATCAAAACACGTTTTATTACATTTTCTAAGATTGTAGAATAAATCACCCTTCTCCAAATCTTTCTTATTCCTATTGGCAGAAGAATCAAACGGATTAAATAAATCGCCATCGTTTGAAATCAATACAAAATTCATATCACCAATCGTATAAGCAAAAACATCTTTATTTGAAGACAATGTTGCTTCGGTTTCGGATTTAGCAATATGTGGAGTACCATTTTTATCTATGTATTTTATGTCGTGCATTATTTTCTCCTATTGACTTTAAAAATTACATCGCAATCAGGACTTAATCCACCGCCATGTTGAATATTTTCATCTACTTCAAATTTAATATTATCATTTGCTGCTCCTGGATAAAATTGTCCTTTGATTGAGATAACCCTATTTATATTTTTACAATTTTCGCAATAAACAGCTATTCTTGTGGTGATAGGATTTTTATTTTCTCCTACAAGTTCTTCGTTTGTTTTTGTTAATTGAAAAATCATTAAATCCCTCTTACATATGGAGCAAGTTGCGACCACATTTCCCTTGTCAGAAATTCCAAGAGGCGTTCTTTCTTTGATATCTGTCTCTTCAATATAATTTAAAACAATTTTTTTCATGGTATATGTCTCCATTTTCTACCGTTTATAATATCATAAATCGCATCTATGCTAACATTATACTTATTTGCTATTTCTTTTGTTGACCGACCTTCTTTTTTCATTTTTCTAATTTCTGGAATATTTTTATCTACCAGTTTTGCTTTTGGATTTTTTGATCCCCTTCTGTCTACTAATTTTTGTGCTTTTGTCATATTTTTTATAGCTATTTTAGATCTTTTCTTTCCTTTTAAGGCTAAGCTTAATCTTATTTTATCTTCTTGTGTATGTTTATATCCAACCCTACCAATCCGAGCTAAACTCATTTTTAATTTAGATTTTTCACTATGTGATCGTCCTGTCATACCAGGATTAGTTCTATGTCTGATATCTCCTGGTTTAGCAATATTAAAACCATATTTATTATTACGACTATTGAATTTTTCTATCCAGAAATTTTCTTTTTCTGTTAAAAAATTATTGTCTACTTTTTCTATTATTTCAAAATTAAAATTATTTTCCTTGTATTTATTCCAAGCTTTTTGCAAATGTGGATTATAATGTTTATTATTTCTTAATCCGCTTTTATGTATGGTCCATCTATCAAATATATTTACAGAACTTCCTATATAAATTTTTCCTGTTGGTAAACAAATTATTTTATAGACTCCAGATATATGACCCTTAATAAACATTAATTATTTTCGCCTTCTTTTATCATTTTGTCTATTTCGTCAAGTCCATCAATATCATCTTCTGATTCTCGGAAGTCATCATTCTCCAGGGCCAACGCATCCCGCTCTTCTTCAGACATCACATTCAACTTCTTCTTACCGAACACAGATTCCCAATTAGCATCTTCTATTTCTTTTGATACTTGACATTTTCGCCTAAGAGAACCTTTCCCCATTTTAAAATCCTTTAAATTATTGGCCAGTTAATATCATTATTTTCTTTTAATCTTTCATCAAACAATTTTTTTAATTCCAGTGGGTCGTCATCAATAATTCTGTTGAGACAAAAACATTTTACTGTTCTAACAAACAAAAGGATCTCTCCCGTTCCTTTACAGTCCGGACACTTAGGGTCTGGCATCATAACGTATTATACTATGGATTTAATTACTTTTTCGACGAAAGTTCCGTTGGCTTTAGTGAATTTTGCCAAAAGATTTTTATGCTTCTCCGTCAAAGGTCCGCCATTAGATGTTTGAGATTCAATAGCACCCTTAACTCTTCTTTGGGTTTCTGGGTCAACATTTTTAACCGCCTTGGTTACTAAATTTAACATATTCGTACTATTCTTAGCTTTAAGATAATATTTGAGAAATATACCGATGGCCAAAAGAAAAATAATAGCCATTAAAGAAGTGCCAAGAACAACGTATCCTGCACCAGAATATTTAATTACTCCTGAATTATTTACAGTATTACTTACTTCTACTAATTGGTTTTTCAGCGTGCCGACTTCTTCAATATTATTATCAACAACAGACTCAAGTTGATTAAAATTGTCTTCAACGACACCAACCCTAGCTTCCAGTTTAGCGGCCCCTGGCGAGACACACGATGTTGTGAGAAAGAGTAGGATATAGATTACTAAGCCCATTAGGGCCAATGTCAGGATTCCGGTGCCAACCATAAGTTTATTTCTTAACATTTTTTTTCTTACCACCAAAGATTTTATTCACTAACTCATCAGCTAACTTATTGTTTTCTCTAGATTCCCATTTTATTGAGAATTCTTTAAATTGCTCTAATAATTCTAAAACTTTATCCCTATGCTTAATCAATTCTTCGTTATTTGTTTTTGCTGCCTTTGTAATCTGTTTTACAATCAATTGACTATCAACTATTATATGAATTATTTCAATTTTTTCTTTAAGAGCATGTGTCAAACCGGCGATCAACCCCCGGTACTCGGCTATATTACTTGTGCCTTTTTTTCCACATTTTTTAGAACCTTGAAAAACAATTTCCTTAACATCTTCTGGATTGAATGCAATCCAAGCACAAGCCATTTTAAATTCACGAATTCCGCCATCCGTGCGAAGTATAACTTCTTTCATAGTGTATCTTTCTTTTTTGTATATAGTATGGTTCCATTTTTATTTGCTACCCACAGTTGAATAAAGTTTAAAGTTTTTCCAATCATCCATTTACCAATTGGGGCAGAATCTACTACAATATCGTTTTTAACTATTACACCAAATACTGCATAAGGCAAAACTATGCGCCATAACATATTATCTATTTGCCCCAGGACACATTTTTTAAAAGAATTACGTTCATTTTATATGTTTCCAGATTTTATTATTAATTATAAGGGAAATACTAGACCGTGAAATATTAAAGATTTTTGCAATTTCTATGTTCGATTTTCCTTCCGAATGCAATTTTCTAATTTGTATTATCTTATTGTCGTTTAATTTGGAATTAGGATTTTTTGATCCTTTATATAGCCCTTTCTTTGCCCTTTTCATATTTTCTATTGTTTTTATAGAGACTATTTTACCTTTGTGTGCTATACCTATTTTTTGTTTTGTTTCTTCTGAGTGTTTTTTACCAAAACGAATCTTCGATATATTTTTTCTATGTTCGTCTGTAAAAATTTTTCCCTTGTGGGCATTACTCATTTTTAATCTAGATTCCTTACTATGCAATCTTCCTAACATAGTTCTATCTGGATTTTTACCAATATTAAAACCATATTCGGGATTACAACAATTAGTTTTCTTAAACCATTTTAATTCATTTTCTGTTAATAAATCGGGTTTTATTATTTCGATTATTTCAAATTTAAAATTTTGCTCTCTATATTTATTCCAGGCGTTTTGTAAATAAGTATTACTATGTATATTTTTTCTTAATCGGTGCCTATGTTCGCCCCATCTATTATTTATGTTTACAGAACTTCCTACGTAGATTTTTCCCGTTGGTAAACACATTATTTTGTAGATTCCAGATATACAACCTTTAATGACCATATTGCTTTCCGTTTGGACAAATTTCTTTGAAGTTACAATAAACACACTTCTTGGTATTTTCTGTCATTTCAAAATATTTTTCATTGTCCCTATTGTTATGGGCTTGATTTAATATTACTGATTCATTTTTAATTACTGATGCGTGACCAAGAAGTTGTTGTTTGTTTATAGTTAATTCTAATTCCCCGACTTCTGCCATGTGCATAAGATAAACCGGCACTATAACTATATCTGATAATTTTTTGGCGAATCCTTTTTTAAGGGCATACATACTATACGTTATGAGTTGATCTATAACATTATCGTTTACCTTGCCGGTTTTCCAGTCAATTAAATAAACTTTTTCTTGATATTTAAAACCACAGTCTATTTTTACTGAAACCTCGCTTTTGTCGTCCATTTCAAATTTTTGAAAATCTTCTAAAGCGATCCAATCCTCTTTTTTAAGAGTTTGTATAATTTCAGCCATTTTAGATATATAAAAACCACGAATAGAATCTAAAACTATTTTTTTACACTTATCTGTTTCTTCTTTTGACAACCCATCTTTATAATAATGTTCAAACAAATTTGTTGATTTTGGATTATTTTTCCATTCTTTTTTCGTAGAAGAAACCCACCCAGATCGTAATTTATTTAATCCTAGATTTTTTGCATCTTGCAAAGATAACCAATTTCCAGTTAACTTGTAAGTTTTGATTACGTGTTCTATTACTTCATGCACAATACTTCCGGGCCACATGTGTTTGTTCGTTAATTGCTTTAATAAATATGCCTGTTGTTTTCTTTGTGGAGCGTTTTTGTGCCAACCTTCCCAACTTTCGTAATAATTAAGAAAATATTTATAAGCGCATTCTCTAAGAAGTTTTACGCGACTTTCGGACCAAGCAAATTGTAATTTAATATCGGCCATTAATAGGTCCAAATCTCAATATAATCATTACAACATGGTTCTTCGATATAATATATTGGAGATGGAACATATACTGTATCTGTCACAAAATCTATGTCGCAACCAGTTCCAAAAATTATTAATCCAAGTATAATTAACCAAAATAAAATTGATGCGCATATAATTTTTTTCATTTTACTCCTTCCAAAATACGTAAACGTTTTTCCCGACTTCTTTAGCAAGACGAACACTATGCGCCGTTCCTTTGGAATTACCGTCCCAAAAAGCTATGATGGCGTCTGATTGATCTATTATTGATTTATTTCTTTTGAACCCGGCGCTTTTTCCATATTGATTCCAATCTGGTAAAATTTCTGTTATAGGAATATTTTTTTCTTCTGCGTATCTTCTTGCGAGACTATCTGCGCCTTTCGCGCCTCCACTTACAATTTTAGAAAAAGGAAAACTATCAAGAATCTCTTTCATATATTTATAATTACTAAAAGTTCTTGAACCTATGACACCCATTTTATTAAAATGTTTATTATCTTTTATTATCATAAATTCTATTGAATTATTGTTCATTTTATTCTCCACCTGCTATTATTGCTTTATCTATTATATCTTGTGAATCTATTGAACCCGAAGCAAAGTGTAAAATATATGGCTTGTTGATTCTAATTCTATGTAACCACTCCTCTATATATCCTTTGCTACCAGAACATGGATGTGAGTTGAACACATTTCCGTTTAAAAGTTTGATTTTATAGATATCGTTTTTATTTTTGTATAAATCTGTAATCAATTCCGAAAGTGCTCTCTGGTCTCTCGACGGAGCGCTATGTAAACTTTTTTGTCTTTCTACCCACTGGTTTATAAAATCTTTTATTTGATCACAATTTTTAAGTGCTACGAACCCTGCGCTTATATTATTTGTTCTATATTTTTCCTTGACTTCCGGATAAATTGTAACAAAAATATTTGCATTTTCTTTGAATAAATTATTAAGATCCTTCACAATTAAGCAATCAATATCTAAAAGAAGAATATTTTCAAATTTATTATTATTAATAAAATATTTTAATGATTCAGCCTTTCTTGCGCAATTTATACCAAAACATGTCGAATCATCATCAAATATTTCAATAAATTTTACTCTATTTAAATTTTTATACTTGTTAAGATCAGATTGATCTATTTCGTTTGTGTAGATAAAAATATTTTCTACGGAAGATTGGTCGTTCCAATTTTTAAGTGTTTTTTCTAGTTTTGAAAAATAACTTGCTGAGCAATAAGAAATTATGTCAAACATTTTATTCTGGTTCTAGTCCATTGTGTTTTAGAAAATTTTCAAAACCTTTACCCTTTGGCTCTTTCCAGTCGCAGTCGGTGGCTAACCCGACCCCTTTCCCTCCATAGTCTTTGTATTCGGCGTGGTCTGGATCTTCATATCTTCCGAGCGTGTCTTCGTAAGCCTTATAAGTTTTAATCATTCTTTTTTCAAAAGTTCCATTTGCTTTAGCTTCCTCTATATCTTCTTCTATAGTTGATCTCCACTCTAATGGATATCCCAATTTAACACCATGTTTACCTAATTTTTTAACGTCTTCTTCTGTAGCTCTGCGAGTGACTATACTGTTTCTCCCCATATATCTGTCGTTATGAATAAGATCGTACTCATCTATCTCCTCTTCCTCTTCTATTTCTGAATCATTTTCTTCGTTTTCACAACAACATTCATCCAAAGCCCCATTCGCTTCTGCCTCGGCAACCTCTTCTTCAGTTGCTTTTCGAAGAACTGTCAAATTACCAAATTTTTGGCCTGTTAAATCTTCTTCTGGTTCCTCTTCTTCGTCGTCTCCTGTTAATATTCTTTTTGCTCCACTATAGATACCTTCTGCAAGAACAGTAATTCCAAGAGCAATTGTAAAATTTTGATCATCGTCATATACTTGTTTAAGGGCATCATTATTAAACGAATCGGCAATAGCAATGGCAGAACATGTTTGAAAAATGAAAACTATACTCTCTAAAATTTCGGCACTAAAAAATTTATCTTTAACATATTCTTCAACAAGTTCGCCAAGTGCTTCAAAAGAATTATCGGATTTTATATCTTCTTTCTTATCTTTCTTAAATTCTTCTGCCATTTCAAGTATTGCTTCTACTACTTCTTGTTCTTTGTGGCAAAGAAATTTATTAGTTATAATATCACACTTAAGTTTTACAAGCTGTAATGAATTTGCAACATTCTTTAATTCTTCTTTTGTGTCAATAGCAATAGTTTCTACTCCATCTTTGTTTGTTATTTTTGTTTTCTTTGTTAAATTTTTCTTTTTCATTTATTTTCCTTTATTATGCATTTAAATATTTCCACAATGGATTTGTATTTTTAATTGGAAGTTGTATATTTTTGTACATCTCATCATATTACAACTTCTAGTTTTCCAAACACTTGTCCGGTTAAATCAATAAGTTTGCGCATAATTTTAATCCACAAAAATAGGAGCTTCTACGGTTTTGCCCCATATCGGATGTACCAAAAAGAATGATTGTTGGGGCTTTTCAAACGCGGCCTTTATACTAAGACTATAAGGCCCATACCCAATTATTGATCCATTTACTATAAAATTCTTGCTTGACAATCTTTGGTGCCAATGCCCAAAGACATCTAGATCAGCATATTTACCCTGGTTCCATTGGGCTATTGCCTTATTAATGGGTATACTAATACCCCCCACGCCACCAGAGTATCTTATGAAGTTTCCGTGATGAAATCTTACGGTATAGTCATATATATCTAAATAATTAAAATATCCTCTAGATAGTTTAAACTTAATTATATCTGATTTTTCGTAGTGGCTTGACAAGAAATTGTATATTAGCCATTCGTAATTGTTTTCCACGCAGGTGGATATTCTAATTTTTTCTGTAGTACGAGAGTGGTTGCCTACGCTTGTTACTATTACTATCTCGTTGAAATCTCCGGCTTCTATCAGAAAATCTATTGCTGAAACACATAGTTTATAAACATCTATACTTGCCTCTATTGGACTCATGGCGTTGTTTTCCACAAGCTCCTCATGAATATAACCCGATATCAAGTCTCCCCCTAGCCACAAGACAAGTTTTTTAATATTTGATTTACTTCTGCACATTTCTATTAATTTTAATCCATTCTGAAACACTTTATGGAATCTCTCTTTTGCTATTGTTATATTATATTCATTTAAACCGTCTACCGTTCTAGGATCAACGGTTTCTTCATAGTGTAAATCGGAGCATAAAATAATAGCTGTTGATTCGGAGGGCTTTCCTTCAGAAACTATTTTAATTTTTTCGTGTTGAATTAAATCTATATTTTTACTAAACAATTCTATTGTATTAATTTGTCCAGACTGGTACTCAAAAAGTTTTAGAAGTTCTTCGTATTTTTTCTGAAGATCTCTTTTTTCTCTAACCACCGTTTTTAATTTTGAATCTAATCCTATTTCCTGTTCTGTTGAAAGCATGGGGGTTCCAGAAACATATCCTTTATCCAGTGCCTTGTTGTATCTTCCTGACAAAGTTTTTCTAGGTATTTTCAAAACTTTTGCCGCTGCCGCAATAGAACCATATTTCTTTACTGAATCTACAGCTTCTTGGAGATTTTTTCTTTCATCATTCACTAAATTCACACCCTTATTCTAATGAGCATTTCCCATTAAGACAACTATTGTCAGTAGATTCTACCTTTGTTGTGATTTCTTTTAAATATTTTTCTGCTTCTTTTGTTGGAAGAGGCATTAGTGGACTTTCGCCCTTGCTTCCATCTCGGAAAATACTTATTCCTTTGAGATCATACATATACTTTTTAATTAAATTTGATAATTGATTTTTTGTTGTATCTTTGGGCAAATTTATAGTTTTCGAGATGGCTCCGTCTATATGTTTCTGGCATATTGATTGTATTTTACAGTGTTGCTCTGGGGATATTTCGTGAGCACCCTCAAAATGAGAATAATCTTTTCCCTTTTCTATAAATTCTTTTAATAGTGGATGAATAACAATTTCTGTTGATTTATTTGTAAGTTTTGAATGAATATCTTTATGTTTATTAAAATTCCTGCGATAAACCGGAGAGAATAAAGGCTCTATACCAGAACTACAACCAGCCACTATACTTGTTGTCCCAGTTGGTTGTATAGATAATATCGCGCAATTTCTAATCCCATAAGATAATATTTTTTTTCTTGTAGATATAGTCAAACATTCTTTACAAAATCCACTTTCTAAGAATTTTTTCCTATCAAGAAGGGGGAATGATCCCTTTTCCACCCCCAAAAAAACACTTGCTTCATAAGCTTTCTTTTTTATAAAGAGCATAATTTTATCTGTTATTTTCAATGCCTCTTCTGAACTATATTTTATTCCCATTTTAAGGAACATATCATGTAAGCCTAAAATTCCAAGCCCAATTCTTCTGTGATTTTGACATGTTTTTTTAATTATTTCGAGGGGATATTCATTTTTGTCTAAAACATTATCTAGAAATCTTACTCCCATACGAATTGTATCATCTAATAAGTCCCAATTTATTTCATCGTTACTTGTTACATGGACAGATAAATTTATTGATCCCAGTGTACATGCATCATATACCGGCAACCATTGTTCACCACAAGGGTTAGTGGATGACATAGGAGCAACCCACCATATATTGTTATATTTATCTGCATTACCTATAGATAAAATTCCAGGATCCCCGCACGACAAAGAATTTTCTATTATCTTGTCATATAACCATTTTGCTTTAACAGTTTTTATTTCTTTTCCTGCCCATTCCAATATTATATCTTTATCTTTTTCTACTAAGTCTAAAAATTTATCGTCTATTAATACGCTAATATTAGCATTATTTAATTCCTTCTCGTCTAATTTGACACGTAAAAATTCTTCAATATCTCCATGATCGTATCTTAAACAAAACATTAGCGCGGAATTATGTACCAATAATCCCTCGGATATAAATTTCGCATCATGTTCAATCTGGATATCATATGTTTCTTCTTTTTCATTTTGTCTTGTTATGCTTAAAACTTTAATAGGAAGAAAATCTCTGTCTCCTTCTGTCAAAATAAATTTTTTCCAACTACACTCCATTTTTGCTTTTTCCGAATTCTTAAGATCTGTCCAATACGCAGGACTAAAATTCCCTCTGTTATTATATTCTCGTAACATTTTTCTTGGTACTGTTAATGAAAATTGTTCCTTTTTTCTTTCTTGGATGCCATCTCTGGCATATTTTAAAGAATATGGAGATATATCATTTTTAATTTTTTCTATTCCAAAATAAGAAAATGCTGCAACAGAATACATGTCTTTCCATTCTCCTGTGGCTTCCCTATCAAGTCTAGTTTTAGAGACTATACCAAGAGAAGAAAGAACGGCTCTTATTTGTCTTAAAAAATCTGGATAGACGGATGATGCTATTTTGGGCAAAGTTTTCTTTTTTGTTTTTCCAAGATATCCATCTGCATCTAATAACCCCGCCAAGTATGCCTTTCTAATTTCTGGCAATCCTTGTAAAATAAAATCAGGCACGTTCATTGTTTGGTGGGGTAATTTAAATTGAGATAAGTATTCTGCAAGTTGTTTTGAACAAACACGAGGCTTACTACATTTTTCTTTCGTTTGAAAGTAATCATTTATATGTAAATTATCTCCGAATCTTTTTATATTTTTAACAATTCTATTGTGTATTTCAGGAATATCATATGGACAAGAAAATGAAACAGTGCCCTTGTTTCCTTCGTTTAAGATTTCTACACATCCATTCCCATGCAAATATCCAAAAAGCCATGCAATTTCTGTATCCAGGGTCGGTATTGTAATATCCTTGCATGTTGTGGACATTTTTGGTTTAATATAATTATATTCGGGCAATTTTGTTTTATGCCCTTGTATTTCTTCTGGAATAAATAAAATTCTGTCCCCATAAATTAAATCTTTGGCAAGCTTCCATTCTACTTTACCAGTTAAATTTTTTAGAGTAGCCCATCTATGATTTAAAGAAGATTTAAATATACCCATTTGTGTATCAATTAAAACTATTTCTTGATTTCCGGTGCGTTCAGATGCAATAACTTTATCGTATTTGTTTAATCCCGTTTGTACAATATCTCCAATTTTAATATTTTCAATTTTGATTAGTCCGTTATAAGTATGTATTAGCGATCCCTTTGGGAGACATCTTCTCCCGCCGCCTTCTCTTAATTCATTACATATACCATCTACCATTTTCATCAAACTTACAGCCCCAGTAGCGGTTCCACCACTGCCTTTTATTGGTGTTCCTCTTGGTCTTACTGAGCTAAAATTGCATCCAACGCCACCACCAAGACTTGTAATTACTGTTATATCATATAGTAATTGTGCCCATTCTTCTCTACTGTCACCACATTTTACTACGAAACAATTAAGCATAGCAGATTTTTTTCGTCCTGCCCCACGGAATATTCTTCCGCCAGGAACTAATCTATTCTGACTCAATATTTCATAGAATTTTTTTTCAAATTCTTTTATTTTTTCTCCATCTTCTGCACTTGCCATAAAGTTAGCTACACGACGACACGCTTCCTGGAATCCCTCGTCTTGACTTATCGCATAACGATCTTTAAATATCTGAAGAGCGAATCCTGAAGGTTCGTAAATTGGGAGAGTATTTTCCACTAATCAATACTTTCTTCGTATTCGTGAATTTCCGCGAGTTCTTTTTCAACTAATTCATCAATAAAATCGTCTGGACCTTCGATGGATATGAAATGACAATCTGCATCTATTTTTATATTTTTAATTTCTTTAAAATATTTATTTTTAATAAGATTTCTAATTTTATCTAAATGACGACCACAGTATTTGAGCATTTCTGAATGATTTTCTAGTCCTTGAACAATATTATAATCCGCCCCCTCTAGACACGCTTGTAAGTCATCGCCCTGTTTAAAATATAATAAATGAATTTCTGCTGTTTTCAAAATTTGATCTCCTGTTTCTTGTTAGGGATTATACACAAGTTTGGATTTTTAAAATGGAATATCAATTGTTTTATAATTTTCTTCTAATATATTAATAATTGATTTGAATTCCTCAATTAATAAATTCAAATTTTGAGGTTCCCACTCTTTCAATTTAATATCATATCCATCTAATAAATTTTTAATTATTTTATTTTCAGATTCTTTAAAATGCGGACTTTCTGGATTTTTAGATTTTACGGGACCATAAATTATTTCTTTAATTCCGGCTTGCATCAATAAACATAAACATCTAACACATGGATGTCCAGAAATATATGCCTTGCATCCTTCTACACTAGAATTTGCGTTGAGTAGAGCATTGGATTCTCCGTGGATATAGACAAAATATTTGTCTGGAGCCAAATGCGAAAGCAATTCCTCTTTGCACGATCTAGGTGTTCCGTTGTACCCCCAAGAGACAGCTTTATTGTTTTTATCTACTAAAAGGCAACCGTGGCGTGTTGAACTATCTTTACTTTTCCTGCTAATAAATAGGGTTAATCCCATAAAATAATCATCCCAACAAATCCTGTCCAATTAATTCTCCTTTTAATCTACTATTGAATTATACATGATCTCGAATTTAAATTATTATCAAATTTTTCACCAAGAGAACCGTCTGAATTAATTTTCCACCAGACACAATATAATTTTTTGTCTTTATGCATTCCTCTTTCTATTTCTCTGTGATGATTTGGACAAAGAGAAGAAATATTTTCTTTGGTGTTGTTTTCTCTGTTCCCGTCTATGTGGTGCAAATCTATACACAAATTATATCTACATAAACAGCATTCTGATCCAACAGTCCCATTTTGCATTGCTTGTTTGATAGATGAATAGAAATTTTTTGACCTAAAACGTAGTTTTGTACTACGTTCTTTATATGAAGATATATGATATTTTCTTAATTTTGTTCTTATAGAGTTAATTGATAGTCCAAGTATTTCTTTTATTTCATTTAAATTTTTATTTTCATTATATAAAATAAGAAGTTTTTGATTTTCTTCTTCTCCACCCCTTTTACGACCATTGCCTATACAATGTTTAATAGCATAAAGTTTACAATATACCTGTTTTTTAGATCTATGCAAAGTTTGGGCTATTGTTTTTATAGATATTTTTTTATAATTATCTGTTAAATAATTTATATCTTTTTGTGTCCAATGTTTTTTATCAATTGACTTAGCACAATTCAATTTGATTAGTTTGTTGTTGATAGAAGGAATTGTTCTTCCAAGATATTTAGATAATTCATGGATTTTCATTAATTTATAATTATTTATTAACCAAATCTCGTCTTCTCTTGACCACTGCTTATTCATATTTTTATTAATTCTGAACCACAATTGGAATCTTGTTATCTTTTAAGAATCTGATAAATGATTTCGAAGAAACATAATAAGAACAATGGAAAAAGATATACTCCCCTCTTATCGCTACCTGTACTGCAACTCCGATTAAACAATATTCGTCACCATATTTCACAAATAATCCGCCGCCACTTGAGCCTGGAGATATTTGAGCATCACTAATTATAAAGTGCCCCGCTAATCTTGAAATTATTCCTTTAGTCACAGATGGAAATTCCGATAATTGACAAGTACAAGAATAAACTTCTTTTATTAATTCATAATTCGTAGAAATTTTTGTTACAGCAAAATCTCGCGTAGACAAAAAAGTAATTACCATCACATCTAATTTTTCGTCACTAGAAAAAAATGTTCCATTATTAACTCCTACAACCTCCTCTTTATCATTATAAGAAGTTAACAAAAATGGAATTTCTTGTGAAGATAATTTGTCTTCTTCAGGTATCTGGCCATTTATTAGATGGAAGGCCGTCAAGACATAATAAAGAAATTTTTCTTCCTGTTTTTCTTTACCTATGATAACCCCAGAACCATATCCAAACTCAGTTTCTATTTTTACTACCGAATCGTTCATTTTTTGAGTCGATTTAATAGGGGTACTTGTGAGAAAAAATACTGTCACACACACCATCACAAGACATACAAAATACGACGTTAATAATTTTTTATTGTTTTGAAGAAAACTTTTTTTCATATTATGTCTCCATTATATTTTACGGCGTCGGCTTTGAATTTAAAGCTTTAATTTCTTTAAGTAGATCCAATATTTCTTTCAAAGAAGGGGTAGAGGATGGCGGTGATGGCTGATTATTTATTCCACCAAGAACACCTGGAATAGCTGAAATAGCATTATTAATGATGCTGGCAAACGCCTGCATATCTGCTTTATGGGCTTCTGCTTGAACTTGATAGAACTGGAACATCGCCTGTGCTCTTTCTGATTCTGCGGCTATAACTGGAGACGGGCTAGAATTAACCTCCGTATCAATATCAAACGATCCAGTTGTTGCATCATATTTACCCTTAAGTTTACCATTAAATTCACTTCCTGCATCAAATGTAACACCGCGACTATTCCTTTCAAAGTGAAGTGAAGGATTACTAAGTTTCGCCGCATTTTGGGGGGAACTCAACATCGCACAACCGCCATACAAAAACATTTGTGACACCAGAGCCAATTTAATCATTTTTACCATAAATTTCTCCTTTTCTTTCCTTTGTTTTATACACTTAATTTTACATGTTTCTAGATTTTAAAATTTTATTGCACGTATTTCCAAATCCACCTGTAACTCCTTTTATTATCCCTAAACTAGAGATCTGACACAATTCCTCGTATCCCGCCAAATCTCCGTAATATTATTAAAAAATTCTTCTATCACTTGGCGAACCTCTTAATAAATTCGAGCCTATCTTCGGCCTCTTTTTTAGTTGGGTAACATGCTAATTTCTTCCCTGTTCTTTCACTCACAACACACCACTCTTTGCCAGGAGGACCAACTTTTTTAACAAACGCCTCGGCCTTTTGCGCATCGAACTTGTCTAATTCTTCTGAAATTGATTTAAGATCATCTTGCATAATCAAATTACCTTTCAAATCTATTCGCAGTTTATTTCTTTTTCTAATTGGAATATTTAATGCCTTTTCTAAAGACATACCATTACGAATTCTGCCACGAATTGTACTATAGTTTAAATTTTTAATTTTGCAATAATCTTTTAAACACAGTCTATCAATTTTTATATTTGTCCTTCTATTTTTAGCCTGCACGCTTCTTGTTGCTAATCTCCAGTTGTCAAGAGAATAATCTCCATTGTTATCTATTCTATCGAATGTTAGCCCTTTGGGTATTTCACCAATATCTTTTAAAAAGTTTTCAAACGATCCGCCCTTTTTGGGATTCCATCTATCGCAAACCGTTATTGGCTTATCTCGTCCTCCGTAATTTTTATATCCTATGTGTTTTGAATTGGTACATCTTTGAATCATACTACCCCAAGCCCTATATGTTTTTGTTCCAGAGCATCCATGAGTTTCCCCATGTTTATTTTTAATGTTTCGAAGTTGTATTTTCTCTGTGTTTAGACAACCACAACTTTTGCTGCTTCCGGACACAAGACTATTGCCATTAATTATCTTTTCATTTCCACAATCACATCTGCACAACCACCTTGTCTTTCCAAATCTATCGTTTTCCTCCCTTTTTATTACTAATAATCTATTAAATTTTTGTTCCGTTAAATCAATAAACTTGCTCATTTAAATTTTATCACCAAACTTTAATATTAATTTTTCGGTTGCTTTTTTTTGCAAATTCAATATAGAATAAGTTGAAAATCCCGTTTTTTCTGTAATTTCTAAAAGAGTCATATTACTTAGATATCTCAGTCTCAGAACTTCCGCTTCTTCTTCTTTTAAAGAATCAAACATTTCTTCAATAATAAGTCCCGATCCGACTGGCTCGTTATATTCAGCATTAATAAACTCTTTTCTTAATTCTGTTTCGTATCTCGTTGCTTGTTTTATGTTTGAATCTATAAAATGTCTTATAGACCCACTTACACGATGATAAAGAAAAGTATTAAAAGCACCTAAAGTTATATTAAAATGAATCATAGAATATAAAAGTTCTGTTCTTGCAATTGAAAGAAAATCGTTGAGATAATTTTCATCATATCCTTTTCCAAATTTTTTAAACAAATCATTTGCTATTTTTTTTAATAAGTTATATTTTTGTTTGTAATAAAAATCAAAATATCCACTGGTTATTCTTCTTTTAACCATTATTATTCCTTTAAAGAATTAATATTTAACTTATCTTCCATTTCCTTTGTCCAAATTCCATCTACAATCCCAATCTTAATAGCTTCTTCCGGCATTAACCAAGTTGTTTTATTTAACAATTCATTAAATTTTTTCCTATTAATTTTAAGTCTGGAAACAAGATCTTTCGTTTTATCTTCCGAATATTTCGTCAAATGTTCTATAGCTGTTTTTTGTGAAAGAATTTCATTCTCAGGAAGTGCAACATTAATATTATGAAGAAACATCGTACTATTTTTAGTAATGAAACGACACCCCTTGGTTCCGTAAGCTGTTATCGTAGCCGCCATACTTGCCGAGGTTCCGCGCACAATGGTATATATAGGAAATGGACTAAGTTCCATAGTATCTATAATTGCATAACCACCACCCAATTCTCCACCGGCACTATTAATATAAATATATACTGGTAATTTATTAAAAGCGTATGCCTGTAATCTCTGGCAAATATAGTCTGCTTTTTGATCTGTAATTTCTCCTGTGAGAAGGATGCGACGGGTCTTTATTAACATTTCTTCTAGATCGTTATTTAAATCATTTTCTGCTTGGCAAACTTCGCAATCGCATTCGGGCTCTTCTTTTTTATTTTTCATTTAATTTCTCGGAATTGAAAAAAAAAATGTACATAGGGGTATATTGCCAATGTTTCATAATTAATTATACCACAAGAATCATTTAAAAAATGAAATTTTTTAGGCTTGCTAGACAAGGATAAGATGTGTGAATCGGGGAGATTCGCGGCATTATTTTTAATGGGCATCATTTTATTCATCCAGCCTTACCTTTAACCGCAATTTCTTGTCGTGCTATATTATACATACACATTCGGTTTGTGTCTAATTATAATAAAGTATATCTTTAATTCATACTATATTTACTGAATCTAAAATCATTATTAAATAACTTTATCTTTCTTCTCAATCTTTTATTTGTTTCTATCAATTTTCGTATCTTATCAATTAATTGTATTTTTGATAAATCCAACATTTCAGTATCTTCTTTTAAATCTTTTACTAATTTTTTAATTTTTTTTCTACTGCATTTAAAGAATTCCTTTTGCATATTATTTTTCCTTAAAATTATTTAATTTTTTTTTCTTTTCTTGATTGATGTTGTTAAAGCTTTTTCTAGGGGCCATTTAAGAGTATTTATTCTTATTATAATCGCATTGTAGTTTAAATTTTTTATTTTACAATAGTCTTTTAAACACAATAATTTTCCATTCAATGGAATAACAATATTATTTCTTTTATTTCTATTCTGTTCTTTTCGTGTTGCCCATCTGCAATTTGATTTATAATACCCTAAATTGTTATTTATTCTTTCAAGTGTTAATCCAGGAGAACATTCTCCCATGTCTTTTAAAAAGTTTTGAAATCCATTTTTCTTATTTGACCATCTTCTACAAACAGTGATTGGCTGTGTTCTTCCTCCATAGTTTTTATATGATTTATCATTTGGATTTGTGCATCTTTGTATCATGTGATGATATGCTTCATATGTTTTTGATGCTTTGTTATTTTTGGTATGATTATGTTTTGTTTGAGCCAATTTTATTTTTTCTATCATCAAACATCCACAACTTTTTGTATTCCCTGTCACAAGGCTATAACGAGGAATTATTTTAATAATACCACAATCACACAAGCACTCGTATAGGATTCGACCTAATTTGTTTTTACCATATTCTTTAATGACAGTTAATCTTCCGAATTTTTTACCAATTAAATCTTTAATTTTATTCATTTAAAATTCTACGCACCCCCTCGCTTCCATCCTGGAGTTTAAAAAGTTCCATTTTGTACACAATAAGAGGAAATTCTTGTTGCATTATTTTGAACATTTCAACACTCAAAGATCTTATTTCAGGTTCTACACCTTCTCCTCCTCTTAGACTCATAAAATATCTAACGGATCTTCCGTTTAAAGTTGTCATGATTTTCGTTTCTGTGCATCCTGGTAGGACACTTCTCGCTGCTTGCCTAGCTTTTTTTCTTTTTTCTGTTTTATTTTCAATGTTTTTATATAATTCTGAAAGTTCTATTGTTAATTCTTCATAGAAATTTCTTGATTTTAAGCAAAATTCTTTCCATTTCTCTAGAATTTCTGGTTTTTTAATTCCTAGTTCGCAAATAGCTCCCGGAATAATAAAAGAGACATTAGAGGAATCTACATATCTCTGTGATAATTGTGAGTTATGAGTTACGAATCCATTAGCAACAAAATTATGTGCAGGATGATCAATTTCTAAATCGTAAGTCATTTGTTTACAACAATATTTAATATCTATTACTTTTGTCCATTTTATTGTTAGACAATTAGGGTGTCCATCTTCATCATTATGAAGTTTTCTATGGCAGGAACTACATAAAAATATAATATTGTTAATATCATTATTTAACGTATTTCTATCAATATGATGTCTTACAATATTATTTATAGAACGACATTTTTCACACGGCCTACTTTTATACCATCTTCTTGCTCTTGCTCTTCCAGCTTCTATCCCTGCCAGATTTCCTTTCCACGCTGGGCTATTATTTTTGCTTTTTCTATCACTTAATTTTTTTCTTGTTAACTCTGTTATTGGCGGTCGAATAGACTTTTGTATATTAAAATATTTAATCCAATTCATTATAGTCTGCCTACTAACTCTACATATATTCGCAATTTCTTTTGGCAATAAATTTTTAATATAATATTGTTCATATAACCATTCTTTAGATTTGTGGGAAACAATTCCATTTGTTGCGATTAAATCATTTTTTTTAATATTTTGTAGAGATTTCCATACATTTGCAAACTTTGTTTTTACTAAAAATTTATGATCTTTAGAACAACATATTTGTTTACCGTTTTCAAGAATCATCGTATATGTATTTTTAATACCAGATTTTTGAACAGATTTTATATTTGCTTGAACAAATTGCTCTCCATCAAAACATCTTACTTTAATTTTTTTAACATTCCCTCTTTTTAGACCATTCAATGTCCATTCATATATTTGTTTTATAGTTCTTTTTTCTCCTCTGTTACTCCATTTTCCGTTACTTTTAATTCCGCCATTAATTATAGTATCTCCAGATAAACAATATGCAACCCCAATTCTAGTTCTTACGAGTTCGTGAGTTAATGATCTTGACACATTCCAAATTTGGAAATTAAAAGTCGCATGTTCTAAACAACTTTCATGTCCTACATCTATTAAATGTTTAAGGTGTTCATCGTGTGTTCTACCTTTTAATTCTTCTCCTTTTTTAGGCCATGATTGGTAGCAATTTCTTCCGCCGAACTCTATTAGCCAGTTTCCATCGTCGTCGCCGAGATCAATATTCGAGTCAAGTTTTCTTTGAAATTCTGGCCAACACATATTTGAATCTTCTAAGAATGCCGTTAGACCATCTATATTTATTATGCTTTTTCCAATTAATTTTACTTTTGGTTTAATTATAAAATCATTCATTTCAATTATTCTCCTTGGCGAGTTCTATTTCAAATTCTTGAACATATATATCTTGAAAAATCATATTATTTGGTACTGTATCGCCGCCAAAAAAAGAGGCATTGGCGGATATATTTGGTGTAAGACTATTTTTAATTGGGCATCTAATTGTATAACCATATCCATCCCTTCCAACAACTTGACACATATGTTGTGGATTTATTTTCATTCTTACCATTTGTCCTTCAGAATATTTTCCAGATGACCTTCTCATATTTTTTCCCTTCAGTCTTCATCAATTTCGTCTTCAACATTAACATCAAATCCTTAGTTTTCATTTAACAAGCTTTTGTAAAAAATCATGAAATAAATAATCCGTATTTGTATTCTTACAAGAATCAATAATTTCTTTGCATTTTTGAATACAGGTGTCTTTTCCTCTATAATCCGAAAGAGTATCATATAATAATTGTAATATATGTTGAGCATTTCGAACATTTTCCTTGATCATAAAATGATTAAAACATATCTGACATCGAGTGTGTTCACCTTCTTTTCTTCCTGGACATTCTAAGCCGGGACGATTTCCACATTCAAAACATATATTATTCATTTTTTAAAACCTCCCACAAATGAACGTTAAACCATGCATCAAATAAAGCATGGTGCGAACCAAATTTGTGTAGAAATGGTTGATCTGTTTTAAATTTTTCGGTAGCCTGTATTGTTTTTTCTTTTTTGAATTCTACAAAAGATAATTTTGAAAATTGAGACATATACATCATTACAGAATTTAAATCAAGTGAACGATAATCAAATAATTCCATTGTTCCTGGTGAATTTACCGACTGCGATAATTTTCTAATAAATTGTAAATCAAAAGATCCAACATTTAAACCCATAACTATAATTGGTTTATAATTATATTGTCTTATTAACCAAGTATTAAAATCACAAATTGCAATAAACGGTTCTGATCGTTGAACATTTTCAATTTTACTAAAATCAATTTTTAAAAACGCTTGAGTTTTTGTGGATACAAATAAATCTTTATAATATATTTCCCTATAAAATTCATCGTCGTCTATTAGATTAACTGCACCAATAGATATAACATTGTGTTTATTTGGGTCTAGCCCGGTTGTTTCTAGATCAAGAGATATTATATTCATTTTATTTTCCTTTAAAAGTTATTGGTTCATCTACTCCAGTGTACCAATTATAGGTTGACAAGATTACATCTATTATCCTTTATATTTAAAAAGTTTCTCCGTTCTATCTTCTTTTCCCCCGCCCTTTACGTTTAAACAAGTTTTTCTTTTAATTTCAAACACACAATTGAAATCTTCTGGTGCAACGTAACTTGATGTATATATATCATGATTATTGGATTGTTCTCTAATGAACTTCCAATAGGATTCGTGATCAAACTTGAATCTATATTCTGTGGTATTAATGTATGGAATATCACAATAAATAAGACATCTTTGTGGAAGTATTTTAAATAATTCTCTGTAGTCTAAACTATAAAATTGAACATCTTTTATTCCTAGTTTAAGTCTTAGAGCGCTATTATATGCCCCCTTAGAAAAATCATATCCATCTTTTGGGCTCCTTGCATAGCCTCCTTTGAATTTTCCTGCGAACGAACAAAAATAAAGACCAAATCCTATCTCTGCGTTACATATACCATTTTTATACAATTGTTTTAATTCGTTATATCTTTCTTCTGACAATGTTTTTAGAGGAAATAAATTTGATTGTTGAAGTTCTTTATAAAATGCTATTAAATAAGAACAAATATCAGAAGCTATTCTTGTTCCGTCCATCAAGGAAACAATAGCACCCCCTCCGACAAATGGCTCGGCATATATTTGTCCAGGTTTACGAACCGATTTAAGGAAATCTGTTAATTGTTTGGCTATCCTAACTTTTCCCCCTACGTAGCGGATATTACACCTCCGTTCTTTTTACAAGAAATTACAAAAGAAAGCCGAAATTCTTTAGAATTCTGGATGAATTTTGTGTATAATAGATCGGGTATGTGTCGCGGGTTGATATATGATAATTAATAACCCTAATAAAATATACAATAAAGACAATGGATTAATTTATTCTTGTCAATATCACGTTATTTTTTGTCCTAAATATAGAAGAAGTATATTATTAGATAAAATCGCTGATAGATTAAAAGAAATAATCTACTTAAAACAAGAAGAATATAAATACAATATTATAGAATTAGAAATAATGACAGATCACGTACATTTATTAATAGAAGTTAATCCCAAAAGAGGAATATATACTATAATATCAAAAATAAAAGGATGTACATCAAATATGTTAAGGAATGAATTCCCGGAATTAAAATCAAAACTACCTACTTTGTGGACTAAATCAAGATTTATTTCTTCTGTTGGATGCGTTTCTTTGGAAACTGTTAAAAAATATATCCAAGATCAAAAAAATGTCTAAGTTAACTTATAAAATAAAACACAATAAGAATCTTTTAAAGGAATTATCTATTGCAAAAAGAATTGCTGAATTTGCAATAAGAACAAGGACATTATCTAGTAAAGATGTTAAATGTTTTGGACTTAAATCCGTAATATCAAATCAAATCTTAAGGAAATATTCAAGAAATAAAAAATGCAAAAATATAAAATCTGTTAAATTAACAATACCTGGGCAGGGCATCAAATTTTTAAATAATAATATTTATATATCTTCTTTGAAACTGAATCTTTGTTTTAATAAGCAAGTAGAAAAAATAAATCAAATAGAATTAGATAATGTCTATGCATATATTTCTTGTACGGTTTTGGATGAGACCCCAATAAAAGAAATTGGATATATCGGTATTGATAGAAATGCAACCGGACACATTGCAGTTTGCGCAATAGATCATAAAATATTAAAAATGGGTAAAAGAGCACAACATATAAGAAACAAATACAAAAACATTAGAAGTGGTGCTCAAAAACTTAAAAAATATAATTTCATTAAAAAACTAAAAAATAAAGAAAGTAGAATTATTAAAGACATTAACCATAAGATTAGTAGAAAAATAATAAATATAGCAAAGGAGAAAAACTATGCAATAAAATTAGAAAAATTAAATAAAACAAATAAAAATCAAGGGAGAGTATTTAATAATATCAAATCCAATTGGCCATTTTATCAATTAGAAACTTTTATAAAATATAAGGCCAAGTTGCTTGGTGTTAAAGTTTTTTATGTTGATCCCCATTATACAAGTCAAACCTGTAGTAGATGTGGACTGATAAAAAAAGAAAATAGAAATAAAAAAAATTTCTTGTGTGGCTGTGGCCACAATGACCACGCAGATGCCAATGCCGCATTCAATATAGCAAAAGCATCAATGTGTGTTCGTTCGATTAAAGACAGGGATTTAATAGAGAGCAACTCTGATATTGCTCAAGGGGCAATGGTTTTAATGCGATTAACCCCAGAACCTCTATCGCTTTAGCATAGAGAGTATGTCAGTATCCCACAATTAGATACTTGATATAATCCTTCATAATTAATAATTGATTTCCAAATTTCTTCCATTATTTTCCTCTGGGTATAAACCATAATTCTTGATATAATTTTCGCCCATTCAAATCTTCTATTCCTTTAAACAAAATTCCGTCCGCAGATATCATAATGTCTAAAACATCCATTTTCAACATAAAAGAATTGTCTTCAAGAAAACAATTTAATTTTTTATCATTACAGGAAATGTATCCAATATTCTTCCTGGGTTTTTCTGTTTGTAATCCTTCTATCGTCTTTTGTATATAAAAATTTCCCTTCACATCATTCTCCTTTTATTTTATATTCTATTTTATTTCCTTTAAATTCTCCAGAATTGATAATGGTCAATTGATCGACAACTCTCTGTCTTAATTCTATTGCCTTGTCCATAACCAGTTTTAATTCATCGTCATTAATAGAAAATGGAAATAATATTTTAATCATAGCGGAAACCATTTTTGTTACCGCAATCTGATTCCGCATACCAATTTTATCGAAAATAACGCGAGAAGAAATGACGTGCGAGTAGTCTTTATTTCTAAGTTTGTGGAAAATTTCAGCTAAATAGTCTGCTACAAACCCCTCTCCTTTAGACATTAACGATTCCGATATTTGTGCAGCACCCCAGCCACCTATATACCCATGAATTCTATCCAAAAATGCACGATCCGAATTTAAACTAGGGGGCAAAGGCTTAAATAAATGTTGATAATAGCCCTTTACTGTTTTTGTTTGTCTATCACAATCAATGTTACCGAGAAACACCAGTGAACACCCAGAAGAAAAATCAAAATTATCTCTCCCGAATCTCCCGTTCCCCATATAATCTTTTAATATGTCTGTTAAATCTTGTTGAGAAAATTTAGAATGTGCAATCTCGTCAAAGGCGACGACATCTTTTTGGCCAAGTAATCCTACTTTTCTTCGTAGCTTATTATAAAATAAACTTGCGACCGTCGTTTGAGACCCAGATAAAACAAAACTATAATTACTAAGACTTCTATAAAAAAATGTTTTCCCTGTTTCTACACCACCTAATTCTATTAGATTTAAATTTGGTTCAACAAATGGCATTAACCGATAAATATAGATCATTTTTTCATCAAAAGACAAATTAGATGGATCAAATCCAATTGAATTAATTATTAAATTTAGCCATTCTTCAAATGAAAAATTATTTCTATTATTTATCCATGATTGCAAATTTATTTTTGTAATTTGTAAAGGCACAAATTCTATCACGACAAACGGATAGTTTTTCTTTTTAACAAGATAGTCTGGATCATAGGCTACAACCATCGAGCCGAAACATCCGGTTGTTAATAATGTTTCGCCAAAATTTTCCAATACAGATTCGTGAATTCTTACGTTAGAGTTTTCTAAAACATTAATTGTAGCGAAATATTCATTTTTCCCCTCTTCAAGCCTCGCCTGTAAATTGCCCAAGAAAGAATAACGACCGATTTCTTTAATTTTGCTTTTGATTAGTTCCTTTTTATTTGATTCAACATAATGCTCATCTAAAATTTGATATATTTTTAAAAGTCCGGTTTCCGGATTTTCCGGATCTACAAGTTGAGATATAAGATAATCACTACAATATTTAGGTATTTTTCCAAAATTATTAGATAAAGATTTTTTGATAATACTGCCTTTTGGAAACACTTTTAGCAAATCATTCATTTAATGTGTTTCCTTTCAAAAATTTAAAAGATTGTTTCTAACTAATGATTCCGTATTCTCTGATTCATCACCAGGTAAAATTTTCTTTGTATTGTGTATTATACGAAAACCTACTATAGAATTTTCACGATTAGGGTCTTTAGCGGGACAAGAGATTGTTGGTGGGATTCCTATTCTTAAGCAATTAAAGTGTATGTATAGTTCTTCCTGACCACTCTCGTACTCTAGTCTCGCATTCGTTCCATCGTGTTGTATTTGTTTTATATTTATTACCTTTGCCATCCTAGAATCTATAGTTATTTCTTTTTTACAAATATAACATATCATTTAACTATTCCTAAAGGCTTGCACGACACAAACATTGGTAATTAATTTATAGTTCTTGTCATGCAGTCTTTTTTAGATTTGTGATGAGATTACTTTTTAGTAAATCTTACAAGAGAATAAGAGATAAAAACTATACTCTATATAGTTTGTTTTCGCGCCTTTGTTTCATAGAAAATTTTGAAATTCGTTAACTTTATAATTGACAATGGTTTATAGATGAAAATTTTTTAGACAACACACCACACTATTTTCTTCGTCAGATTTTTAAATGTTGTTTTTACTTTTATTTTTAAAATATTACTTTATTTCTCTACAATATCTGTCAGGGGCACTAAAATGTTGGCTCGAATATCAATAATATTAACCAAAGCATCGGATTCAAAAACTTCCAAAACCACCCCGTCCGAGACCACTCTTCCCCATTCCTCGTTGTCTGTGTCTACGTGGACAATGTCATCTATATTCATGGGGTTTTCTCCTTTTAAAATCGGCTTGAGGTCTGTAAAAATCAATTTGGGTATACTTTAGGTGGTGAGTTTGGGCTTATTTTGTTCCATGTTTGAAATAGTAATGGCCGGTTTTAAATCCATTCATACTCTTTTTATTTTTTCCATTAATTTGGAATAATAAATAAAGATTAGGGTCTAATATTTTTAGCCACTTTCTTAAAGTAGGATCAGATATTTTAATAGTTTTTGATATTTCATACAAACTTTTATTTTCTTTTACTAATACTCTAAGATTAGTCAATATATTTTTTATTATATTTTGTTTTGTCATATTTTGTAAGAATTTTTCACTCTTGCGAGTTAAACTCATTATTTGTCTTGTCTTTAATGAATGCTTCCTACCCGCCATCAACGCAAATGGATTTGTTGCAATATTAAAACCTATTTTGCCGTTACAACAATTAGTATTATCTAACCAGCACTTTTCTTTTAGTAATAGTTGATTTGTATCGTTAATAGTTTCAATTATCTCAAATTTAAAATTTTTCTCCCCGTATTTATTCCAACAATTTTGTAAATATTTGTTGGGATGTTTATTGTGTTTCAAGAAACTAACATGATTCATTAATCTTTTATTTATATCAATAGTACTTCCTATATAGAATTTATTATTATTCAAACACGTTATTTTATAAATACAAGAAACTTTATTTTTCTTCATCTTTTTTGAAAAAATCTGGTTTAATTGATTTATTATCCCCCATTCTATGTAATATACACATCTGTATGATTGAATTGCGATCATATTCTATATTGTTAGACATCCCTGATTCTATATTATAATCTATGTCGCTGTTGCTTTTTCTGTATTCTTCTAATAATTCTGTGTTAGATAGATTTTTTATTTCTAAAATAAATTTTTTTAATTTTATTAAGGTTTTTCTATTCTTCATCGGCCATTCCTATAATTTTTCCTACATTTTTATTTTATTTTTTAACCCACCTACAATTTTCTTTATAGTATCCAAGATTATTATTAATTTTATAAATTGAATATTCTTTACCTGGGCATTCACCCATATCTTTTAAAAAATTTTTAAATCCATTTTCTTTATTTGACCATTCATAACATATTTTAATTTTTATTTTATTATAATTTTCATAAGATGCATTATTTGGATTACTACATCTATCTATTATATTTTGCCATCTTTGATATGTTCTTGAAATTTTATCTTTTTGAGAATGGCCATGTTTAAAATTATTTCCCTCGTTGTGAAGACACCCACAACTTTTTGTTAATCCTCTGCGAAGACTGTTTCCAAGAATTATTTTTTCTTTACCACAACTACACCTACACAGCCATTGCGAATGACCCCACTCATTTTTACCTATGTGTTTAATTGGGGTTAATCTTCCAAAATTTTGCCCAGTTAAATCAATGAATCTTCCTGTATTTGGAGCGATAGGATTAATAGATATATTAAAACCGATTTTTCTATTACAACAATCGGTGGTATCAATCCACCACTTCTCTCTTGTTAGTAATTGATTTATGTCGTGAACAGTTTCCATAATCTCAAATCGGAAATTTTTCTCACCGTATTTATTCCAAGATTTTTGTAAATATTTATTTTTATGTTTATTTCGTTTTAATAATCTTATGTGTTGATTTAATCTTATATTGATATTTATACTACTTCCTATATAAAATTTATTATTATTTTTACATATTATTTTATAAATACAGGAAATTTTATTCTTCTTCATTGTCGTTTATTTTTTCTTTTTTAAACATAGAAAAATTATAATCTTTAATATTTTGCAGGATAATGGTTTTAAATAAATTTGATTTTATGGGTTTATTGTCCAACAACGAAAAACAAGCGGCCAATTTTTCTCCAGAATATTTTTGCTTCATCAACAATGCAAAATCTTTTCTTGACAATTTTCTATTTTCTTCTACTAAATTTACTATATGATTATACACACTATCTGCTATTTTAGAAGCATCAATTATAGAAGAGGCCGCTGGCAATATGGTCGTCCAAATTTCAAAGTCGTAAGCTGCAATGAATTTATTTTTGAATTCTTCAAATGATGGTCTTTCCCACGATAAGAATAAGTCAACTATAGCACAAGAATCAAGTTTTGATTTGAGGCTATGTAATATGAAATAGTGGTCGCTTTTTATTTTTACCAATTCTTGTTCATTATTCAATCTTATTACGTATCCTTCAATTTCTTTTTCTGTTTTTAATTTTTCTATAAGATTAATTACTTCTTTTTGATTATTCAATTTAAAATTATCTACCAATTTAATGCCAGACAAAGAAGATATGTCTGATAGTTCTTTTATTGTTAATAATTTGAATTCGTTATCATACCAGGGCAGGTTTTTATTATACCAAACCGCGCCCACTAAAATTATATCTGGTTCACTATATTTTATAACTATTTGGTTAGCCGGGCTACACCATTCCAACAACAATGAAAGATTTGAACAAAACTCTGGATCGTTTAATACAGGGTATTTTTTTATAAATTCATCTATTTCATATTTATTATCAAGGCCCACCGTCAAGGAACCTCTCGTTCTAAATTTTACAACTTGATTTTGGACATACCTAACAAGTAACGAACCATCATACTTTAGAGTTGTTATTAAATCTTTTTTATTTAAAAGATCTTGTTCTGTGATCTTGAATTCGTCCGCTCCTTCGTTTATGTTAAAAAATTTCGGAAAACCACAACTTATTACCTTGTCTTCAGAATCAACGTGCAAAGATCTTAACCATCTTAATTGATAATTTTTCCAAGATTCATTACCCACACCAAATTCTGGAGTTATTAATTTTTCTCCACTATTTCCTTCTATAACTCTAAAAGTCTCTGGTATTTTTTCATCCATTTTATATCCTTCAACTTCTATGATTGAATATTGATTATTTTCGATCACCATCGCTCTTAGCACTTTACCAGCGCAACAACCTCCGTCTAAAGCAAAATTCCACGGTACGGGGTTGACTTTCTCTGATTTTATGTGACCCGACAAAATATAATAGGAACCATCTAATGTATCAAACCATAATCCAGCACTCTCGTTAAAATAATTTTTAGGGTCTATCCCTCTAATATAAATGCATGTTTCAAAAGATTGCTTATCAATTGGAAATTTGGTATCGACTCCGGCGTGAACTACGTAACAGGGTTTGTTATTTAAATCTGGTAAACGTATTATGTGCGGAAGGGCTTGTAAATATAAGATCATAGCGCCCTTTTCTAAATCTGTCACACACTTATTTTGGAGTTCGTCTATTGTTCTTTGCAGTGATTTTCCTACAATAATCTTATTACCAATTAACCAGCGATAGAATTTCCAATCGTGATTTCCTAAAACGGAATAAATATGATGGTCTTGGTGTGGATTATCTGGCAGAAAAAATTTTAATACATCTACAGAATTAGGTCCACGATCCACGAGATCTCCAGTTGCAATAATAATATCTTTTTCTTTATTGTAATTACATTTTTTCAAAAGTTCTGTTAATTGGTCAAAACATCCATGGAGATCTCCCACTATAATAAATCTTTTATCTTTAATATCTGACAAATCTATTGTTTTAGCTAGTTTTCTCATCTATGGTTTTCCAATTCTTTATATTGTTTTCTTCTCCGGTTTTCACTTCTGTCATATCAAAGTCTTCAAGACTTCCAGGTTCTTCATAATTATTCTTGAAAAATTCTATTAATTCTTTATGCTTATTATAATCATTACTTTTAACTGTAGGATGCCCCTTCCTATCTCTCATTCTTTGAAGTAGGATATTGTCCGGGCAAGTAAAAAAATAATACATTATTTTATATTTAAGTTTTTGTGCCGGTAAGACGTATTGTAAACGTTGAACAACGTTAAAATTCATACGGTCAATTACAATCAAATCTTGGCCAGACAACAATGTTTCTAGGAACTTTTTGTAATGCCCCTTCTTTTGTTCATCTTGTGAGACTCTATAGTAATTATATAATGTGTGTGCGCAATAATATGACTTTCCAGAACCAGGAGGTCCGATTAAAACCGCCAGTATTTTCTTGTGGTGTTTTTTCTGATCTTTTTTATTTTCTTGTTTTAATTTTTTCATAAAGGATTGCACACAGTATATCTTATAACATCTTCACACAATGTATCTAAATTATCCCAGAGAAGATCTATGTCATCTAATTCATCAGGGTCATCCTCAAAAACTTTGATATTTATATTTGTAATTTTTGTTAATCTTTTTGTTTCTTCGTTTATGTCTTTGGCCAATTTTTGTAATTTTCTATTAAATGTATTTAATTTTTTAATCTGTCTTTTCATTTTATTTTTTTTCTATATTTTTTAACTGGTGTTGTTAATGCCTTTTCTATTGACCACCCAAGCCTATATAATCTGATCCATAATGTATTTGGATTAATATTATATTCTTTCGCCCAATCTATTAAAAATTGTGTTTTATTATTAAATGTTATTGGTCTATTCCAACGTTGATTTCTACGTTGCTCTTTTCTAGAAGACAGTTTCCAATTGTTAAAATCATAATTTCCATTATTATCTATTCTGTCTAACGTTAATCCTTTTGGTATTTCGCCAATATCTTCAAGAAAATTTTCAAACCCAGTTTTCTTGTTTAACCATCTTTCACAAACAGTTATTCCTCGTTCTCCATAATTTTTATAATCTTTATTATTTTTATTAAAACATCTAGATTTCATATCTTGCCATGTTTTATATATTTTTGATTTTTTATTTCTTGCAAGACCATGCTTTAAATTTAATCCATTTTTTATTTTTTCTTTATATAGACATCCACAACTCTTTGTATTCCCGCTCCTAAGACTATTTCCAGGAACAATTATTTCCTTGCCGCATTCACACAAACAAGACCATGTTATGTGTCCATCTTTTGCATAACCAATTCTTTTCATAACTGTTAATCTACTAAATTTTAATCCTGTTAAATCAACAAATTTCATTCACGATATATCCTTCCTTTTAAATATCTTCTTCAACACGAACTCCGACAGGGAATCGTGGTAATCCATCAGAGGTTAGATTTTGAAATTTGACAGTTATTTGTTTTCCAATAACTATTTCTGGATTAATTAGATATTTTTTAAGATTTCCCAAAGACCCTTCCATTTTGCAGGAAAATTCATTACCCGTTTTCGTCCTACATATAAAAATTGCACAATCTACCATTCTCCCTTTCCCATTTTTTACACCTATGATTTCGAATTCATCGTCGGAGAATGATTTAATTTTTTGTAAATCGTAGGATCTTCCGTGTTTATAAAGACTTTTCGAGTTCCTTACCATAGAACCTTCATATCCAGTTTCTAGATCTTTGGTAAAATATTCCATCAATTCTTCAACATTATTAACTTTTCTGGTCTCTACCTTCACTATTTTATCGCTGGCGAATTTTATTTTTTGGATTTTTTCTGTTCTCTCTTTAAAAGTTAAAGTGTTAGATACTAAATCGTAAACATGATACTCTACTACGGTATGATTTTCTTTTGGAGACTGAGATCTTATTAAAGAAGTTATTTCTTCAAATTTATTTTTATATAAATGATTATAAAGCTCTCCATCACAAACTATAGGCTGCTTTGGAAAGGTTTCTTCCATGGCTTTAATAATGTGCGGGACGCTAGTTATTGGTTTGCGCGTTCTACTCCACAACTCACACTTTCCCCTATATATTATAGCTATACATCTATGTCCATCCAATTTTGGTTGAGAATACGCCGGATATGTTATCTTTGATTCATGGTCTCTAAATTTATGGGCCAACATAGGCTCTGCACCGCCCGAAATCCACGCTGTATCCACTTTTCCTTGTCTCGCTTCCGCCTCTGTTTGACAGTATCCTGATTTTAATTTTTTCTCCCATTGGGATTGTGCTTCAGACAAAGTTTGTTCTTCTGGGGAAGTTTCATTGACCTTTCCGATGTTTTTCCCTGCATTTATTTCATCTTTTGTTTCCTGGATTTTGCCATTTATTTTACCATATTTTTTAATAATTATATTATCTTTTACAGATATATTCCATTGTTGGATTGAACCATCATTGTTTTTTGAATAAAGTGTGGGAAAATTTTTAATCATTATTTTATTCTCCTGTCCTAATTTCATTTAAATGTCCTTCCTACTGATGGGTGAATCATTATATCTGATTCTATCATAGCGCGAAGTCTTGCTTCGTAATTTTCAATTGCTAATTTGCTAACTCTAGTAATTTGTTTTTCAAATCCTGGTCTAAGTGCCGCTATTTTTGCCAATATAAATTTCTTAGTGGCAGATTGATTTAATATGCTGTTCATTAATTTCTCTCTTTCTGCTTAGTGCTGGTTTTCATATTGTATTCTTTTTTCTTCGCAGAAGAAATTGTTTTACCTATTGAATCTGCTATCTCTTTTATAAAGTGATCGCATTCAGGTCCGACGAAATTATTTCCTTCTATTGACACATCTCCTGTTTTGGTTATATCTACTATAATTTTTTTATTATTCATTATAATATTTACCCCCGCATTGAAAATTTTCTATCTCCCATTCGACGCACTTATCTCTAATCTTATTTTGAGAGACAATTTCATTTGTTTGTGCGTTTATAATTTCCCAATATTGTTTTTCTTGATTAAACAAAATATGAGATGCTCTACGGATATTTGTTACTAAACCTAGATCATATAAATCTATAAAATCATTATAAATCGTTGATATATTGCCTTTTTCATTTATTTCCATAATAGGTATTTGCATTATTATTTTCCTTTCGTCAAATCGTTGAGGCAACATCTCAATTCGTGGGAATCTAGATCTTTTGCATCTCTCCCATTTATTTTTACATTAACGATATCGTTTGCACCATTTAATTCTACATATACTCTTCTGTCGCTTATTGTAGAACAGGGCCATTGCGCATTAGGTCTGCGACTCCATTTAAACGTGTCGTTTTGGGACAACCACACCCTCGTTGTGTTTCCTATTTTTTTAATTTTCATAGAATTATTTTCCTCAATAGTTTTTTGGTTTGTTCTGCAATAATTTTTTGTTCAAACTCAGCTTTATGCTCAGTATACGTATTATTTTTTATATTACACATTACAAAAAATGTTTGTGGGCCAATCAAATCTATGCCATTTTCACGAGCCCTTTTTGCCTTGATAGATTGGCTATTCATATCCATTATAACTAGTATAGTTGTTTTATTAGTGACAGATTTTGTGACCGATGCTCCAGCCTTGATAGCTATATCTGTCATTTTGTTACGAGAGAATGGGCCTTTGCCAGTAAAACAGAATACTGTATCTTTATTTAACATATTTAGTCTCTATATCAGAAGAAATTCACACCCCCTCTGAAAATCTTGAATGTTATCAAAACCGGCATAACTTATCGCGCTTCTTAATGCCCCCGCATACCTATTTAAAAGTGATTCTACTGGTTCTCCTATGTCAAGATGAATTAATTTGCCCTCTGCCGAAGTTCCTGGTTTTAAACCACCCTTCCATTTATTCTGGACATATTCACTATTGCCACACCACGTATATTTATTGTTTCTTCTTACACATAATATTCCATTAGGAACCTCTGCGCAATACACTTTGCCACTATAATCTATAAAACTATAGTGTTTTGGGAGGATGGTGGGGTTATGCCAATATTTACCTACATAAACAGAAAATGAATCATATTTTCTAACGAAACTTTTCCCATTAATTTCTCCTAAAGATCCCTTTGGATGATTCAAGTGAATTGTTGGAGTTAATCCACATTTTATACATATCTCTGATATATCGTCTATAAATTTAGTGGAAGAACTAGTTATAGAATTTCTGTTTTTACAACCGTCACCGAGAAATATTGAATTTATTAAAATCTCTAATAATTTAGTCGGTAGATTTTTAATTTTTTTCGGAATAAATTTTTCATGAGCCTTCCCAAATTTCATCAAATAACTGCAAAGGGGCATGTTTTGTATTGTAAGTTCATAATTTTTATTCCTTTTTCTTACAAAGGAACCAATATTATATTTTCTTAATAAGGTTACATAATGATTTATCAATTTTTTATTATTATTTGAAATACTTATGGAATACACAAAATGATTAGGATTATAACTGATATGTTTTTTTGATTTTGATATTCTTTTATTTGCCCACCCTTCTGCTAACCAGAATCCAAAAAAATCAATCCATTCTTCTGTCAGAAAATTTGTTCCTATTTTCTTATATTTATTTTTATATCCAGAGACAACATCGGGTATCTTAAAAAATTTGGAATATTCTCCCTTCCATCCGCATATTTTTTGATACTTAAAATTTTCCTTACAACACCGTTCCGCCTTAACGAATTTAAATTTTTCTTTATATCCATCCTTAATTCTTGCTCGTTTAGCAACATACATTCTGTGATTTGGTGTTACTAATAAATCAATAGCTTTATGATTTATATTTATCATTTCCCCGTTATAATTATAATTAAAAATATTTGTTGGTTTTTGAAATTCCATTAATTTTGTTTCTGTATTTAAAGTTGCTAAATCGTCAGATAATTTTATTTCTGAAAAATTTTTCCATCCATTGATGGTTAATATTTCTGTGTCGTCGCTATAACATGACATGCCCGCCAGAATTTTCTTCTTTATCCCATCAATTTCTATCGTTTCTGAAGCACTCTCTGGGCATCTGGCGAATATACTACCAGCCATAGCACAACTAGCTCCTGCCCCGATAGCTTTGGTGAAATCGGCGGGGCAACGAATGTTCCCGTCACTAATGATTGGCATACCATATTTTTGTGAGATTTCTTTTAAATCATAGATAGCAGAAAATTGATTTTTTGTACAACCAACTACTGTCGCCGTCGAACAGGAATTACCACCACCTATGCCGATTTTTATTGCATCTACATAATCATTGAACATCCCTATCATATCAGGATTAATAGTATTTCCGGCGACAACTTTTATTGTTGGATAGAATTTTTTTATATGTTGGCACATTTGTAATGCATATTTATTAAAACCATGAGCTACATCGACGAAAATAATGTTAGATCCAGCTTTTATTAATTTTTCAACCAATATATAATCTGAATCTTTTATTCCAATGGAAACCGCAACAGAGGGAATTTCCTTTGTTATTTTTTTTGTTTCCGATATATAATCATCTGTATTTGGAAAAGCTCTGTGTAAAACCCCCATAGCCCCAAGCCTATAAAGCCCTATCGAGAATTCCGCATTCGTGACTGTTGACATATTCGCTGCCAAAAGGGGAAGTGGACGGATTACTCCGCGAATTATCTCGCTTTTTATTTTTGTGTCAAGCCGACTTTTGCAAATATTCTCTTTTTGATAAATTGCTATGTCAGAAAATTTATATGATTTTTTAAACATTATTTTATTTTTCTCCTGATGGGTTCGTTTAATGCTCTATCAATATTCCAACCCCTCCTTATTCTTGTCCGAAGTGTATCGTAAGGAAGATTATATTCTTCGGCCCAGGCTGCAATACATTGTGTTTTACCTTTATATGTTAACATATGGCTATCTCTTCTGTTGTAATTATTTTCTTTATTGGTGCTCCATCGACAATTCTTTTTATGATATCCTTTATTGTTATCAATTCTATCTATCTGATGCTTCTTGCTTGGCGGTAGTCCCATGTCATTAAGAAAATTAATAAATCCGTTATTTTTAGGCAACCACCTTTTGCAAACCGTAATGCCTCTATTTCCGTAATCTTTATATCTTGGATTTTTGGGGTTGGTACACCTTTGAATCATAGATTTCCATATTTTATCAATATGAGAATTGCTAAGCCCATGTTTGGTCATTATATCTTTGTGCAGGCATCCGCAACTTTTTGAATCTCCTGTTCTTAAACTATATCCGTCTATATTTTTTATGATTCCGCAACTACATTCACATTTCCATCTAGATTTCTTTTTGTTGGTGTTTATTTGTTTAAGAATTGTCCATCTTCCAAATTTTAATCCCGTTAAATCAATAAATTTGCCCATTACCTATATTCCCTTATTTCCCCTCTATTTTTTGCGTCTAGCCTACTATTACAAATATTTTCTTTTTGGCAAATTGCTACGTCCTTAAAATTATATGATCGGACTAAATCGCTCATTTATTTTATTCCTTGATATGTTTCCATGTTATTTTATGTGTCAATAACCAAATTGTTTTATAGCTGGCTCCATATTTTATAACTAATTCCTTATAAGACAATCCTTTTTTATGATCTCTTATAATGTCTATCGCTGTTTTTTCGTTTATTGTAGCTGCTCCGTGCTTACTTCCTGGTTGACTTGATTGTGGTTTCGGGATACCAATCTGTGCTTTTCTAATTTTTTCCTTAACTAAACTGGGTCGGTGTCGTCCCTTTAAAGCAATACTTAATTTTAATTTATGTTCTTTGGTGAGCCTTGTTCCTTTTTTAGAATTGCTTATTTTTTCTTTTGTTGCTCTTGTATGATTCCGGCCCAACATTGGAGTAATAGTATTTTTAGAAATATTGAATCCAATATTTGAATTATAACATTTTGTTTGGTCTAACCACAATTGTTCTTTTATTGATAATTTTTTTATATCATAAACAATTTCAATTATTTCAAATTTAAAATTTTCTTTTCCATATTTATTCCATGAGTTTTGTAAATAGGTATTGATATGATTTCCGTTTTTTAATCTAGATAAATGAAACTCGAACCGTCTTTTAAGATTAATAGCACTTCCTATATAAAATTTTCCTGTTGATGAACAGGTTATTCTATAAATACCAGAGATATAACCTTTAATAAACATAAAATTTTAACATACACTTCCTTTATTTACATGACGACCATTTGTTATTCTAAATTTTGGATTACAAACAAATTCTTCAATAGGTATTCCTTCAGGAATAAAATCTTCCGGCAATTCACAGAACATGGTAAAAATTGTTTCCTTATCTCTTATTAGTGTACAGTATCCCTCGCTGTTAAAATATAATATTTTTTGCATTTCATTTTCCTTTATCTATATCCATGAATTGTTACCCTCTGTTTACCGTCTGGTAATTTGGTTCTAGATACTTGTCTGCCTTTCTTTTCTTGTTGTAGACGAATAGCTTGGAAAGCGTAGTTTGCCTTGAGCTTGTCTATCCATGATTGGTTGTATTTTGATTTATCAAACTCTGAAATAATGGCTTTGAATGTTCCATCTTCATTTCTTTGGAATCCTATATCATTAGAACTCGGACCCACATTTTTACGACGAATAATAATATTAGCTTTATCTTGTCTTAAATCTCCCCTATATCCGAAAAGATGTTGTGGTTCATCATAAATTTCTATTTGTTCCCTTTGCCACAAGCCAGTTTCCATCAAAGCAAAAATTAAAGCTTCTTGATTTTTCATAGCAGTTTCAATTTGACAATAAAGGGACATTATTTTTTTCTCCTATTATATTTTCTTATTGGTATTGTTAAAGCTTCTTCCATAGAATATCCGTATGTATCTATCCTTGTCATTATCGTATGATAATTTAGATTAAATTTTTTGCAATGATCTTTTAAACACAATCCATTAATGTTTATGTTAGTTTTCATGTTTCTATGTTGTTGTTTGTTTGTTGCCCATCTCCAGTTACCTGGAAAATACCCCTTGTTATTGTCTGTTCTATCAAGAGATTTTTTATATGGTGGATCGCCAACGTCTTTATAAAAATTTTCAAATCCGTTTTTCTTATTTGACCATCTTTTACAAACTGTAATTGGAGGGATTCTTCCTCCATAGTTCTTGTATGCTTTATGATTTTTGTCGTTACATCTAGAAATCATACTCGACCATATATAATAAATTTTAGTTTTGCATTTTTGGTGCTTGGTTCTATTTTTATTTCTTAATATTGTTTGTTCTTTACTAAAACATCCACAGCTTTTTGTGTGTTTACTTTTTAAATCACCGGATGTTACTTTTATTTCTTTTCCACAATCACACAAGCATAACCAAAGTATTTGGTTGGATCTATTTCTACCGTCCTGTTTAATAACGAGAAGTCTTTCAAATCTTTGCCCGATTAAATCCATCAATTATCTCCGTCCCGGATCAGTTAAGCTTTTACCAAAACAACCACTTACCGGCTCAAACATTGGCATTGGTATATTTTTGTTCATCGCTTTTTCTATTACGTGAGCCAAAAATCCTTGGCCGACCGGACTTCCTAACCACTGAATTAGTGTCGCTGCAAGTTTGTAATTTTCATTAGATTGAATTTCAACATAATGTTCATCTACATTCCCTGAAAACAAATGATCCAAAGTACAATTTCTTACAGCTAATTGGGTGTTTTCTTCTTGCCAACATTCGGCAAACAATTTTTCTAAGGGTTCTCTATTGTATCTATGAGAAGAAAATCCTTTGAATTTATTTAAAATTTTCATTTTAATTGTCCGTAACCTGAAGAGAAAGTGGTTCTACCATTGTATTTTCGCTTGTTCCGTGCTCGTCGCCGTTTGACAGATCCACAAATCTTGCGGGCCAAGCCTCCATACATTCTGTTATACAAAATCTTCCATCTGTTTTCATAATAATTACCTCGTCCGGAAACCCTGTTATTTCAATATAGGGAGGAAAGACGATCTTACCTCCTCGAATATTGCATATTTTTAATAAAATTTAATATTTTTTATCTTTTAAATGATATTTGGTGTATAATATAGTATGCAAACGTTGGCATTAAAGACAAAATTGATTTTTAAAAACGAGGAAGATAAAAGAGCGTTATTTGAAGTTCTTGAATCCTCCAGGCTTTTGTTTAATGAAATTTCTCCTTTGCATTTTAGTGTTAATGAAAATGGATACTTGAATTGTAAAAATGGTATTAAAAATCTCCACGATAAAGCGTACCGGCGTGTACGAAACGAATTTCCAGAAATAAAGTCTCAACTAGTTATTAAGGCAGAACAAGCTGTTTTATCGGCCTATCGTTCCGCTAAAAGCAATAAACATAAAATTACTAAACCCTGCGAAAAGAAAAGGCTGTCGCTTACGTTGGATAAAAGATTATACTCCTATAAAAATACAGCGTTTCGTATTACAACATTGAAAAAACGAGTGGAAGTTTCTTTATGTATTTATGAGAGGCTTACCAGATTTTTGGAAAAATATCTTTTCAGTGATCCAACCATTTTTTGTGAAAACAATGATATTTGGATTTGCTTACCTTTTAAGGTCTCCACTCTCTTAGTTGAGCCCAAACTTGCACTAGGTGTTGATCTTGGTTGTCGGAGATTTGCTGCTACAAGCGATGGCAGAATCTTTTTAGACAAAGACTATAAAAAACAATTAAGAAAGATACGTTTTCTAAAGCGTAGACTTAAAGCTAAATCTGCTACTCGTCAATTGAAAAAACTTCGTCACAAAGAACGAAATATAAATAAAGAATTTAGACATAAATTAGTTAATGTTCTATTAAAGACTAAGGCAAATGTTGTTGTTGTTGAAAATTTAAACGCGAAAAGCATTAAAACAAAAAAACATTTTAAAGATAATGTAAACCGGCGTAGTCAAGTTGGTTTTGCAGAAACCCTGGATGTTCTAACCTACAAAGCCGCACTAATTGGTAAGTTAGTGGTCAGAGTTTGCCCAAAATTTTCTTCTCAAATTGATTCTGTTACCGGAAAAAGAGAAGGTAAAAGAGTGGGATGTAGGTTTTATTCAAAGAGCGGCCTAGTATATGATGCAGATGTTAACGCTTCTCACGTATTAGCCCAACGCTCAAATCTCCCCTACCTGGGTGGCAACATCCTTGAAGGGCAGGCGATTGTCAACTCGCCAATCACGGGATTAATTTCTCGCAAGCTCACCTGATTTATCGGTGGGTAGTTGACATATCTCCGTAATTTGTTGTATAACTTCATCATATGTTATTTTTTTTGTTTGCATTTATATTCTGCCCTTTCTAGTAAATTTTCAAAAAATTCTACTTTGTTTACTCTTCTATTTTTAGCAACAGTGTCGCATAATCTACAAATACTACCAATACGTGATTTTAATTCGTTTAATTTATAAGTTAATTGATCTAAGGTGATACATTTTTTCATTGTCCATTTATTAAAATCTTGAACATAGATAATTGGATATGTACTAAGATCAAGATTTGTACCTGAAACCCACGCAACTTCAATTATTATGCCTTGATTTTCATATAATTGAATATAAAAACATTTTACGGAAATTAAATCTCGTATTTCTTTTATTATTAAATTTGTTTCATGTTTTTCTTTATTCATTTATTTTCCTTTGACAATACTAATGTGAAGTTTTTTTATTAATTCTTTATTTTTCTTTAATTTATCAACAATATCTTCTGCTTTTTTTGACGTTTCAAAATTCCAGAATATATATTTTGCTCCACTACAATCTATTAAACCATTAAAATTACATTCGCCAGAGCCATTACTTTTTTCACCAACCACTTTTTCAATTTCTTTATTTAAACCTATGTCATCATAATGAATTATATTTAATATATATTTTCCATTATTTTTTATCATATAATTACCTTTCTCTTGAGGGAATTGATAAACTGCGAACCCTCGCCTTCTTCAAGAGAAGCTTGTTTACGGATGCTTGACAAGGATAGTGATACTGCCGTTTTCATTGCTGCGCTATCAAAACTTTTTGATGTAACTCCGAGATCCAAATAGTTGTTTTGAAATTCGATAAGCATTTTTTCAATTTCGTTGTCGCCGAATATATTCATGTTTCGGAATTTTGTTACATATTTTCTAAAAAATGCTAAACTTCTTCCTGTAAGCTGTTTTGGATCACTTTCATCACCATAAATTTTTCCATTAACTCTGCATTCCATCAAAGTACAAAAATCAACAACTTCTTTTCTCATAGTTTGAATATAATTTTCTGCAAACTTATTTGCTTCTTTCTGCAATTTTTCTCTTTTTAATTCAATTTCTTCAGAAGAGGTTTGTTGTATTGAATTAATATTACTGATTGTGAACATATGCCACTCAAAATAAAATCTTGACCTCAAAGATTCTGCTGTTGACGGATAGAATTGTCTTAAGCATTTTTCAAAAAATTCAGGGTGCTGTTTCTTTACTTCGTCTTTCAGGTCATTAAAACGAGAAATAAAGCTGTCTACTACATCAAAAAAATCTTTTCTAAAACATTTAAGATTGTGTTCTAGATCTGGAATCATTTTATTTGGAACGAAGAAACAATTAGCCGCTTCAAAAGGAGCACTATATTTTGCAAGATATGAACGGGCACGTTGTTCGACCTTGCTTATGGCTTGAATTTCATTTTTAGAAACCAATAATTTGCGCCCATAGTTCACAAGATCTTTCGGCAATGCGTCTGGATCAAGGCCAACGCTTATTAAGTCGGCTCGTGAAACCATTTTGCGAGCACTCCAATAGCCGATTTTTAAATTTATTAAACATCCAAGATCAAATAATTTAATTTCTTCTGGCATTTTTCTTTCTCCGCTGTTGTTTATTTATAGGAATTGTTAAAGCTTCTTCTATTGAAAGTTTATCTCTATTTATTCTTGATGACAATGTTGATCTTTTAATATTATATTTTTCGGCCAATGCTGAAACGCACTGATCTTTATTATTATATTTGAACACACGATTATCTCTTCTGTTTCTATTATTTTCTTTGGATGTAACCCATCGACAATTTTCTTTGTAATATCCTAGACTATTATTAATTCTGTCAATTTGATGTTTTGTTGATGGTGGTTCACCCATATCTTCTAGAAAATTCTGAAATCCATTTTTCTTATTTGCCCATCTATAACAAACCTTAATATTTCTGCCGCCATAGTCTCTATAGAATTGAGCATTTTTATTATTACATCTTTTCTTCATATCACACCATATTTGGTAAACTCTTAATTTTTTATTTCTCTTGGCGTATCCATGTTTTGTTTTAATTTGTTTCGCAAAACATCCACAGCTTTTAGTTTTACCAGACAATAAATTACATCCGCTTATTTCGGATTTATTCCCACAATCACACGAACATAGCCACCTGATATGTCTCCATTTGTTTTTACCTATATATTTATCCACGATAAGTTTTCCAAATCTTTGTCCGGTTAAATCTATGAACCTATTCATTTACGTCGAAACCTTTCTTTTTTTATCTACAATTCTTTCTGTTGGACTGTTGGCATTACGAGCATGTTTTAGTCCCCATTCTCTTGTTTTCTGAATTCTTTCTGGTTCAAGTTTAGATAATGGAATTGTAGATTCAATTGCTATTTCTAAATGACTCTGGGATAATTCTGTTTTTTGACAAAAAGCAATTTTCAATGCTAGTTCAATACTATTTTCAATATCACTTCCCGTAAACCCATTTGTTTTTTCTACTAAAGATTTCATATCATAATTTGATGGTTCTCGTTTTCTTTTTGATATATGAATATTAAAAATTGATTTTCTTTCAAGATCATTAGGTAAATCCAGTGCAAAAACACAATCAAATCGACCACTTCGCAAAAATTCTACGGGAATACCATTAATATCATTTGCTGTAGCCGCAAGATAAACTGGTGCTATTCTATCAGAAAGCCATTTCAAAAATGTACCAAATACTCGCCGACTTGCTCCACCGTCTAAGTCGCCGGAGCCTGCCAATCCTTTCTCTATTTCGTCCAAAACAAGTACACACGGAGCAACACTTTCTATAATTTTAATCGCCTCTCGCATATTACTTTCTGAACTACCTACATATTGTGACATAATCGACCCAATATCTAAACTTACTAATGGCAAGTTAAATTCAGATCCAATTGCAACTGTAATCAAAGATTTTCCACAGCCAGGAATTCCTACCAACATAAGTCCACGAGGATATCTAATACCAAAATCTCTTGCCTCATCGGAAAAACATGGTTTATCTAATTTTAGATGATTTTTAAGCGCACCATATCCACCAATGTTATTCAATCCACCTGGAGGGGGTTCTATATACTGCAATATTCCAGATTTTTTTATTACCGAAGCCTTTTCTGACAAGATAGTTTTTAAAGCATCTTGATTAAAATCTTTGTGTTTTCTTATTGAAAGAGCTAGACGATCAATTATTTGGGTGTTCGTCATCCCACAACAGGATTTTACAATATCTGGCAATAGTTCTTGTGCGGGTTCGAATTTGGTGTCGTCTTTTGTGCTCACGCCTTCGCAAATGAATTTTATATTATTTTCGATATCGTTCTTTTGCGGTAGAGGGAAGTCAATGTTAGTTATATCATTTTTTAAACAGTTCGGGGCTTTGAAAGCTGAATCCAAGAAGATGATTGTTTTACACGAATTACTTAAAATTTCTCTTGTTTCCTCTAGCCACGAAATTGCCATATCAAATGAATTGTATGTTTCGTGATGTAAATATATACAGAATTCCTTCAATATAAAAATTGAATTCTCTTGCATTTCATTTATAGATTTTATGACTTCTTCTGGGGGTAATTGGCCCGTTGTGCCCCCGACTTTGCAGTTTTTCTCATCTACCCACGAAGTTGCCGCCGACCATATAAAGATTTTTCTATTTATTTCTTTAGCGCATTTTGATATATGATCAATACATCTTGATTTTTCAAAAGTATCAATTGATAACAAAGCGTGGCCCGACAATAAATAATCGACGAGATCAGTATGAAAATTATTATTGGTCATTTATTTTTCCTTTTAATATATTTTCTAACAGGCGTTAATAAAGCTTTTTCTATTGATTGACCGCTAGACAATCTGTCTCTTAGTACATGCGGATTCATATTATATTCTTCTGCCATAGCAGACATACATTGTTTTTTATTATCATATTCAATTATAAGATTGTCTCTTCTGTTCCTGTTATTGTTTTTAGAAACAACCCATCTACAATTTCGTTTATAATAACCTTTGTTATTATTTATTCTATCTATCTGATATTTATTAGTTGGAGGTTGTCCCATATCTTCTAGAAAATTTAAGAATCCCCTTGAGCCGGACCATCTTTTGCAAACTTTTATTCCACGACCGCCATAATCTTTGTATGCATGATTATTTGGATTATTACATCTTTGTTTCATATTATGATATGAATTATAGATATTCAATTGATATAAACCATGTTTCGTACTAAATATCTTTGCTGTTTCTTTTTGCAGACACCCACAACTTTTCGTTTTGCCACTTTTCAAGGAATCTGAAAGAATTATTTTTTGATTCCCACAATCACACTTACACAACCATCTTAATCTTCTTTTAGTTATAGTTAATATTCTTTTTATAATTAATAATCTACCGAATCTTTGTCCAATTAAATTATTCATAAATTATATTGTCCATTTATTTTAATTAAATATCTGTTTAAAAATATCGTCGCGTTTTTTATCCATTTTATTTTCTTCACGAGATCTCTGCATATTATCTTCCCACTCTTCGCGGGATATCCGGTCATTTGCAGAATATTTTCTTGTAGCAAAACAAATTTTTTGATGAGCAATACATTCTCGCAAAGTATCATTTGTAATATGTCGATCCCAAATTACTTTTTCAATTAAATTTTCCGGCATCTCCATAATTATCTCCGTATTCATTTAATCTCTTTAAATCGAATAACTCTGATCGACTCGCCTGCGCATCAAATAATAGATATTCTACAACCAAAGATATATGTTCTAAGAGTAATCTAATCTCATCATTATCATGCTTAGAGGAGAGCTTCTGATTGATGATCTCCGGGTCTCTACCGGCTTTTCGCAGAATTCGCCTTAACTCGCACTTTATTTCTTTGTCAAGCATCTATTTTCTCTTTTTCTTTTATATTTTGTTTTAAGACAAACTTTAATTGATTTAATGCATATGGGATAAAATATGCTTTGAAGAAACTTTCCTTAGATCTAAAATTATTTGATATATTTTTATATGAATCATATTGATTTATGTTACCAAATTTTAACATATCATATATCAATTGATCCATATTTAAAATTATATTGTAATTAGAATTAAAATATATTGATCGTAAATCTTTTGAAGAATATTTTAATAATTCTATTAAATTATTTGTTTCATTTTTTGAAAAAGATTTTCCAAAAATACTGTTGATTTTATAATCTGATAATTGATCTATTATTTTATTTAAAATTAAAATTAATCGTTTAAATATTATAGATTTTTCACTTATTTTTACTGGGATTTTACCGTTTTTATCTATTAAAACTCTTTCATAATATAAAGACAATATCTTTTCTTTTTTATCAATTATCCAAAACCAGCCATCTATTTGTTTTAATTTAATGGGACTATATTTTTCCATTCGTGATTTTGTTAGATTTGTTAATTGTCCATTTGTAGATAATCTGAATAATCCGTTTGGTAGTATGGTAATTATTGGTGTAGAATATAAATTAATTATAAAAGACTTATTGACTTTTTCTAAGGTAACATTTTTTTCTAGTTGAACTGTATTTTTTTCTATTTGGTCCTCTTGGGTTATTGGGAATTCTTTTCCTTTGCTCTTTTTTAAGAATAACTCATTTGCTTCTTGGTGATTCATTTTTTAGTTCTCCAATTATGGCGGGTGTCTGGTGGAATTGTTAGGGCTTCTTCGGGAGTCCAACCGGCGGCTATTCGTCTTAGAATAGTTCTTTTATTGATACCTGTTATTTCTGACCACTCTACTATAGTTAATTCTTTCCCGTTAAATGGGATTAGATGATTACTTCTTCTGTTTCTATTATTTATTTTGGATGTTGTCCAATGACAATTTTCAGGAGAATACCCTCTAATTAATTTATCATTATTTATTCTATCTATTTGATGTCCCCTGGGGCATTTTCCCATATCTTTTAAAAAGTTATTATAACCATCGTTTTCCGGGAGCCATTCTTTACAAACAGTTATGCCCCTACCCCCATAAATCGGAAAACTTTTATGATTTTTGTCTCTACATCTTCTCAACATACTGCTCCAGACCATGTATGTTTTTGATAATTTTCCTCCGCTGGCGTGTCCGTGTGTCTTGTTGGCCTTGCCCATATTGGTTACACGTTCTATGTTTAGACAGCCACAGCTTTTTGTATGCCCACTTTTTACATCTCTCCCCGTGGCTTCGTGCTCTTTGCCACAATCGCATTTCCACAACCAAACTATTTTATTATCTTTTCTCTTTTTGGTTGGTTGGATTCCCGTTAATTTATTAAATTTCTTTCCCTTTAAATCTAGCATTCTTTAAATCACACTTCCTTGATTTTGTTTACTATACAAAAAATCTCCCGCATCAGCTAGGTCGTAGCCCAATTTGCGTAAAATTGAAGCTCCTTTTCTTTTCTTATCCGACGTGGACTTGAGTTGGTTGCCGAGTGCCCCCAGAATTCCCTTGTTTATACGCAAAGTAACTGTCCCATCCTCAAGATTTCTTTCAACCACTTCATAAGCATGATTCACGTCTTTGATTTGAGTCGTCTCTTCTGTCATCGGATCACTCCTTCTAAAAAAAGTAAATGAAAACCAACTACGTTACACCATATTTATATTTTTATCGTGTCTTTAACATTGGTTGTATATGAACAGATTTAGGATTCATTTCTAGATCATACTCGTCTATATCTCTTCCGGTGCCGGGGCCAAAATAATCTTTAAATTCTTTTCTGTTTGGTTTGTTATTTTTATCACACTGTATAACGATCACTTCGTCTATTCCATTATATACTGCCAACATACTATTTCTCCTTTAGAAAACATTAACATCACATTATACGATAATTTGTTATATGATTCGAGGAATTTTTATTATTCGGACGTTCATCTTAAATATTCTTTTAACTCTTTTTCATCTTTCCCGGTAGGATCAAAGTTATCTGGAACGTCGCAAAGGATTCGTTTTATTCCATTGGTTTTTAGCAACACCACTTGCATCGGAGTTAATGGGTTTGATTTTATTTCTGGAACAGCTTGTATGCATTTATTATTTTTAAAATAGGACCATACGTACATTATTTTATTACTCCAAATTAATACAACACAACTCCAAGTCCCATATTATCTTGTCTTAATTTAAAAATTGAAAAATCTGGCATTGATTCTGGATCTTCCTGAGCCTGACGCAAAAGGGCTGGTATAAGATCAGAAACACTATCTGTTACGATGGCGAAGGTGGTTTTTCCATACATTCCCCTTCCAGAATAGTTGTCTCGTATTTCGACAGGATATATGTCGTCATTATCTAGTGCGTCTTTAAAAAAATTTGCTTGTTCTTTAGTCATATTGCTCCTCCGGTCTTTCCAAAAGACGAATGCGTTTTTCTTGTTCGGTAAGTATTCTAGCGGTCGCCCACAATTGGTCCATCACATTATCGTTGCAGAAAATTTCTCCTGCAATTTCTGATGGGTCTTGTCCGTATGTGCCACATTCACATTCTTTAAATTTATTACCTTCTATATAATTTGTCTTTTGTCTACATTTAAGACAAAATTCCATCATACTCTCCTATGATTAAATAACTCTTGATTTAAATAACTATTATAAAAATAATCCCACGTAACTTTGTAAAGAAGTATATTTTTTCCATTTATTGTTAAACAGTGTAGGGTATCCCATTTATATTTTGACTTATTTTTTAAAGTTCCAAACATCACTTTAAAAGACGGCTCTTTATTCCATATTTTTAATTTTCCTGTTTTTTTATGAATAGAAACACTTACTTCTTTTATCGAAATATTTTTATGTTTTATTGGTTTTTCTGTAATATAATTGTCTAATTTTAGAATTTTTCTAATAAAATTTTTAAAATCTTTGGGATCGACCAGAATCCTATCGTCTGCCGAAGTGGTTTCATCGGTGGAAAATTCTAATCCTTCTGTAGATTCAAAAACATATAATCCTTCCGGATTTGAAGTACAACGGATATAAGACATTGTTTATCCCTTCAATAATTTATATCCCCACGAGTCGATTCTGTTATCTGGTTTTGCATCTCTTTTTTCTATTGTTCTGTCTAGATTAAATTTTTGAGTAATAGTTTTTATCATTCTTTCTGCTTTGGCTATAAGATCTTCACAATAATCCGGAGAAAGTGTAAAAGTTATTAATCCCACTCGACCCCAGTTTATTTTTGGTTTTTTATTACAAACTTTTGTTTTATTTTTTAATTTTTTTTGAACCTTTTCCCAATCCCATTCTTCTGGAAAATGTGGTTGATACCATTTGAATTGCTTGTACCATTTCTGGGGAATCTTCCACATAAAATTACCGCAGTCGATTTTTTTACCACGAGCTATATTAAAATAGTAATCATGGTGAGTATCGACATGAATAATGTTCATTGGTAATGACAGATCGCCTTCTTTAACAGCTTTTCTCAGGGGGTGAAGAACCTCGTGATGCTCTATAGTTAAGAAACACCTAATATTGTTTGGAATTGATTTTAAAAATCTGTCAAAACTTATTCTTTTGCCCCTTTTCCAGGACAGAGGAGCCCAATAATCAAGATCCACGGACACCCACGTATCTTTAATCATAAATATTTATCTCCTAGAAAGTCTGTCCACCGGATATGGCCAGATTGCTATGTTAGGAATCTCTCTCCATCCAAATTTACTATAATATTCATAATTTTTCGCAAGTAATATGGCTCGGTAAGCAGAATGATACTTTTCTGTGCCAAGCCACGACGGATACACCACAATATTTTTGTCGGGCAAATCAGATAGTTTCATGGTATTGTTATATCCACGATTTATCCATTCTTTGATCATACAATTCATATATTGTGCTAAGGCGGGAAGATGTCCGGTCCACATACGACTAGCTGGGTGATTTTTCCATCCGTTTTTAACTGGATTTAAAAAGCCGTCTAGAATTTGGCGTGCTTCTACTCGTTGCTTAGAAAGTCTTCTCCAGTCCAAGATCTTTGCTGTTTCCATAAAGCTGGGAACTGGTAAAAATGTCTGCACCAGGATCTCCTCCTAGAACTTGTATCAAATCTCTAAGTCTATTTATTGTGTCTGGTTCTCTTTTTATAGATTGTTCAAAATTTGATAAACCTATTAAATATTCATATGGCGGAACTAAAAACCCCCTTAAGTCTTTGTCGCTTTCCGGAGTTGCTGTTCCGTATAAATTCGATCCTCCGACACATAATAAATCTGGGTTTTTTATTTTTTCTTCTAATGCCTTTTCTTTGTTCGTGTTATGTCCACATGTATTTTCTAATATCAAGAATTTCCCTTAATTTCTTTTCGAGTTCTTCTTCCATTGCCCGGTTTCTTGCGTTGACAATATCCATTTTTTCTTTATCCGAATCCGACCATGGTTTCATTTCGTAAAGATGAGGATTGTCTTTACATTGTATAAACATATCGTCGTGATTTTTTGTGAAATCCAACTCAATTCCTTCCCACTCATCAAATTTAAGAAAAACATTTTTCCACCAATTAATGATTTCATCCATTTTAGCTCGCGCCCTGCGGTGGTCTTCATCACTTTGCCAATCTATAATTTCATCTATTTTTTCTTTAACGATGAAGTCGTCTAAAATTTGGAACATAGCGTGTGAAAGAATATGGTCACGATCTGTCCATGTACAAGGGAGCGATTTAATTTTAACCACATTGTACGGATGAAAAAGTCTACATTTAAACCTATACCATAAATCGTGGATTTTTCTTCTAATGGTCATTTGTTTTTCCTTATTTTACATGTTTCCAGGAATTGTCATTGATTATTCCCCAAATCACTCTTTGTGTAACATTAAAAATTTTTGCTATTTTTCTTTGAGAAAATCCTTGTTCGTGCAACTTTTTAATTTTTGGTATGTTTAATTCTAACAACTTTGCATTTCCGTGTTTTGATCCTCTCGCTTTATTAAATCTAGTGCCGTGTTTGATTTGATCATCTATATTATTTTGACGAGTATCCCATTTTAAATTACACAGTCTATTATCTGTTCTAATGCCATTAAGATGTCTGCACTCCATCCCAGGAGGACACGGGCCTACAAAAGTTTCGAGAACAAGTCTATGCACAAGAAATCTTTTAGGTCTTTTATTATTATATAATTTCACTCGCAAATAGCCATTTTTAATTTTTTCTGGCCTTAAAATTTTTCCACGAGACCCTTCTCTTAAATAGGCTTTAATATTTCCGTAATCAGATGCTTGGTAAAGTTTTTCATATTCGGGAATATCTTTCCATATTTCTTTCACTTATTTCTCCGTAATTTCAAATTTTGGAGCACTAAAATCTCTTGTAAATTCCTTAATTTTATTGATAGCCCCATCCGTTCTTCCTAAATTTAGAGAAGATAAAATTTCTTGTAAATCTTCTTTCTTTATTATTGGACGGCAATCAACGTCGCACTCTAATTCAATTAAACCAGTTACAGGACTATAATACCTGAGTTGCCCATTATACTCGTACTTCGGCCCAACAAATGTTTTAAAAGTTAATTTAAGATTTCTACAAGTTTCTTCTAAACCATCAATATCTCCCCACGCTCTTTCATCATCCACTAAAACAATGGGTGATTCTTTAGAGGCGAGACAATTGATTAAATCTTCCCTTGTTTTTAACCTAATGGGACATTCGCCCCAGCCCAAACTCATTTCTTCTGAATTTATTGCGTCAATTAAATATTGTACCTTTTCTAGCGGAAGTTGTCCACCAATTTGAATTTCTACACCGAATCTGTCAGACATCATTGTTCTCCCACATACTTTCCCAGTAAATATCCCCATCTTCATTTTCTCTTGCACAATTATATTCATCATCGGGGTCCGGAAGATCATCGCAATCAAAATCTCGAACTTCTATTTTAACATCATCTGGAATATCCAATATTTCTTGAATACATCCGCCCTCTACAATAACAGTAATTAGTTTTTTATTTTCCATGGTGAATTTTCCTTTTCATACAATCTACACAAACCTTGCCTCTTTTGTCTTGGAAATAATAATGTCCAAATATCAAACAAGAAATTTTGTTCCATATTTTAACAATTAATCTTTTAAAACACCGTGGCGTCCATTTTATAAAACCATTTGGTGTGTAATATAATTTTTTATGACTAAAACATAAACCCATATTTTCAAAGATTCTCGATGATGGAATTCGATTTTTTTTTAAATCCATAGATTCTTTCTTTCTTATTTAATAATCTTCTCAATCTATTTGCCAGCGTTTTCATTGGTTCAGCGTGTTGTGTTGAGCAACCCCCTGTGTAGACTTCATTTATCCACGTATCTAATCTTTTAATTATTCTTCTAATCTCTTGTTCATAAATAGGGATATCATTTTTCATTTTTGACCCCTTTATAAATAATTTTCTATACAAGAAAAAATACTATCACTAACAACTTTAAAATTATCGGGGAAAATTAATATTTCATTTGCGTATTCTGCTATGTCACCATCTGATAATTCTGGATTATCAAAATTTTCTTTGATCATTTCTATTACTTCTTTTCTTGTGTATATTTCTTTACTCATTTATTATCCTTTTTAATAATTTTTGTAATTCTTTAATATCAGAAGATTTAAATAAAAAACAATCGAAATCTCCAAATTTACATCTATAACCAAATACAAATTTTACAGCAACCCAAATTCTTTTAAATATATTTCTATATTGACATAAATAAATACTTGTGTATAATTCTTTATCTTCCTTGTCGTAAATGAACTTAAGGGTATGCTCACTTGAAGAACAGGCGCATTCGTAAAATTGAGATTTCATTTATTTTACCCTCACAGAAATATGCCACCACAGATCTTCTTGGGGACGAGATATTTCTCCTTTTAATCTTTCCACGTCTTTTAAAAGAAGTATATTGCTTTCTACATCCCATTCGTTATTTGCTAACAATGTTAAAGCATCCTCGCCCGCTTCTTTTGCCCCATGTCCTATTCCTGTTGCTACGTCTGTAAAATTTGTGAAAGCAATTCCACATCCTTGAAAATACTGTGAATATTCCATTCCGTGATTAATAATTTCATAGTCTTTAATTGGTTTCATTTTTATTTTCTCTTTTTATATTTTCTAACAGGGGTTATTAATGCTTTTTCGACAGACCAATCGTTTTTAAGTCTCCACAATAAGATTTTAAGTGGAATATTAAATACTTCGGCAAATGTCGTAGCACATTGAGTTTTATTATTATATTGCACAATTATATTATTTCTTCTGTTTCTTGCATTTATTGTTGGAAGAACCCAACGGCAATTTTTAGGAGAATAACCATTTTTTAATTTGTTATTATCTATTCTATCAATTTGGTGCTTCGGCGTTGGTGGTTCTCCCATATCTTTTAAAAAATTCTGAAATCCATTTTTCTTATTTGACCATCGTTTACAAACCGTGATACCACGACCACCATAATCTTTATATGCTTTGCAATTTGAATTAAACACCTACGTTTCATACTTTGCCATATAATATAAACCCTTGTTTTTTTCCCTTTTATGTTGTGTCCATGTTTTAAATTTATGCATCCACAACTTTTTGTTAATCCCTTTCTAAGACAATCTCCCCTAACTATTTTTTCTCGTCCACAATCGCATAAACATAACCAATAAGTATTACCCCATTTATTTGATTTTACTTTTTGTAAGACTAAAAGTTTATTGAATTTTTTACCGATTAAATTTTTCATTTAAAGATCTCACTAAATGGAACTATTAAGAATAAATATTTTGCAGTTAATTTGATAAATATCTACAACTAACAATTTTAAGTTTAACTCTTCCAATATCTGGTGAAAATCTATTTAAAATAGGCTGCACAACGACCCCCTCTCTCATGTGATTTGCCCCATCTATCGAACTATTTTGTTCTGCTAACTTTATTAATTTTTCTTCATTCCATGGACCGCGATATAATTCTGGAACAAAGACACATTCTGGAGCAATTTTTCTTGCATCGTCATATTCTAGCCATTGATTCTTGTGATAAACATCAAATATAGCAAATTGCGGAGACCTATTTATTGATCCATAATTAAATTCACCAACTTGACCATATATCTCACCAAAAAGACCATATCCTTCGTGTCGCTGACAAAAACTTTCTATCCAACCATTATAAAGAAGAGTTTGCCAATATAAAATCTTATCATTTTTCTTTTTCCAGTTATTTCTTGATCTAACCCATAAGCGATCATTTAACCATACATAGAGTGCATTACAACCATTTAATTTTTCACTAATTATTACTTCTTCGCCAGACACAATAAGTGTATTATATTTCTTGTAACTTTCGATATCATAATGGGGCCAATTTCCTGGTGGTCCAGTCTCGTCCTCCCCGCCCATATTTATTTCAACAGGCGGCTCCCACCTAGTGATACCCAATCTTTCCATCACACATTCACCCAATTTCATGTCTGGCAAAGCCTTTATTAGTAGTCCCTCACTATAAATACCCCTAAATTTTCTTGATTTAATTCTGGTGTTACCGTTTAGAAAAGCGAATTGTTCATCATTCTTGACAACATAGTCTGGAGGGATATGAATAGCTAGGTCTCCATCTTTCCATTCATTTGTTTTAACAACAACGGTGTATCCATCAATATGAACGAGACTCAGAAAATCTGAGTTTATATGTGGTTCTAATTTTATTTCTATAACAGGAACTTCATGTTTACTCATTTTTATCCCCATATGGTTATCAAGAAATTTATCCAATAAAATCCCCAAATAATAACGACAAACGAAAATGCAATTATTAAAGGTCTTTTATATTCTTTTTTAATGTCTAAAAAATGGGCGTACATTAAACATACCATTGCTGTCGCAATTATCTTAAAAAAGATTAAATTTTCTAATCCTTTTGATATCAAAAATCTGGCGATGGGGTTAAGCTCAAAAAACTTATCATTGTTACAAAAGAGACAAGTCAAAAATAAATCTATAAAAGACCACACACATATTAAAATTATAATCATTTCCTTTTTCTCTTTTTATATTTTCTTGCCGGGGTCATTAAAGCATCTTTAGTCGGCCAGCCAGCCGCCAGCCTATATTTCAATGTATATTTGTTTATTCCATATTTCTCTGCCAGTTCTATTAATAGACAAAGTTTTTCGTCTAAGGGAATTAATATATTATTTCTTCTATTTCTATTGTTTCCTTTTGATAAAACCCAACGGCAATTTTTCTTAAAATATCCCTTACTATTATTTTTTCTATCTATTTGATGTTTGTCGCCTGGGCATTCTCCCATATCCTTAAGAAAATTTTTAAAACCCACACCTTTTTGATTTTTATTAGACCAACGACAACAGACAGTAATTCCTCTTCCTCCATAATGTTCATAATATAGAGAATTAGGATTATTGCATCTACTTAACATATTTTTCCATATCCTGTGTGTTCGTGATTCTTTTCCACCCTGGGCGTGACCGTGCTTAAATTTATTTTCTTTATTTAAACATCCGCAACTTTTTGTATTTCCAGACAAAAGATGTCCGCTATTAACAAAAACCCTATTTCCACAGCTACATAGACATATCCACATACTTTTATTATCTTTGTTATTTGTTTTTTTAATGACCGTCAATCTTCCAAAAATTTGGCCAATTAAATCAACGAACTTAGGCAATTATATACTCCTATAAACACCGCATTTCCATACTGAGTAAATTTATACATACTTCTTTTTCGATTGGAATATCTCTCATCCACCTACAAAATTGGGCAACCATAATACTAGCTGCCGTTGATGCTGCATATATAGTAGATTTCGCCGTGCAACTTCCGACATACGCTTCTTCTTGTGTAAAAAATTGTTTTTCATAGTATTCTTTAGATTCCAGGTCACTTACGGCTAGAATTCTCATATATTCTGCGGACATGCGACCATCAATAAATAAATCACATTTATTACATATCCCATTGAATATTTCTTTCCTAACGCCAATGCTGTCCACACAAACGAAGACCACGCCCCCTTGAAATATGCTATTGTTAAATTTCATATTCTTTGATTCAATTGATATTCCAGAATTGATACTTTTGCACAATTCCATTACTGCCTCAACTTTCGGTTTGCCCAAATCCTCCTCGAAGAAGCCTTGTGTGGCGAGGTTCTCAACAGCAACAGTATCAAAATCAACAATCTTTAATTTTTGTACTCCTATAGCCGATAATTGTATAGCAAGGTTCCTTCCTATCGCGCCAACCCCGATAATCATTGTACTCAAGTTTTTTAGTTTTTCTGCTGGAACTAGTTCGCGTTGTCTAATATCTCTATTGGTTAAATCTATTGTGGCTACCGACATGTTAATTCTCCTTATCTTGGTAATTTGACTTTATTATCATCGTTATATGCCAAAACTTCTACTTTCCTTTTTAGTTTTTTATTATTTTCTACTCGTCTACCCGCACCAATTAACTCCTTTAATGTTTTAAATTCAAAAGATATATCTCTTTCGCCCATTCCATAGCCACTTCCTATTTCTTTTGAGGAAACAGTTTTCCTTATTAGGTTGTCGAAAGCTTCGTTATAGCCTTCGTAAGTAATTACTAATCTATACATTTGTCGTCTCCTGGTACGGTTCAACTTCTTCTACTTCTTATATTTTTTATTTTTCTTTTTATTTTTCTGACGGGCGTTGTTAGTGTCTTTTCTGGAGACCAACCTCTTTCTATTCTTGATTTAATTGTTTTTTTATTTATCCCAGTGGTTTCTGACCAGTCCGTGATACATTGTTCTTTATTGTTATATTTTAATGTGTGATTATTTCTTTTGTTTCTACAATTAATTTTGGGTAAAACCCACCTACAATTTTCTTTATAATAGCCTTTGTTGTTATCTATTCGGTCTATTTGATGTTTATTGGTGGGTGGATATCCCATATCTTTTAGGAAATTTTCAAATCCGTTTGTATTTTTATTCGACCACCTATAACAAACTTTTATTTTTCTTTTGCCATAATCTTTATATTGCTTATTTCTATAATTATTACATCTCTGTATCATATTTTGCCAAACGCTATATATTGGACTTCTTGTGTGATTGTGCTTTGCGTTAACCGATTTTGCCCTTTCTTTTTGTAAACATCCGCAACTTACTGTTCGTTTGGACACAAGACTATTTCTGAGAATCGTTTTCTCTTCGCCACAATCACATTTACACAAATATCTTATTTTGTTATATTTATCATTCTCTACTCTTCCAATAACAACCAATCGACCAAATCTTTTCCCAATTAAATTAACAAATGCGGACATATTTATTATCATCTCCCCAGATATTTATTCTTCTGCCATACAATATTCAATGTCTTGCGTCTCGTTCAAAAATGAACTTGTTGCATTAAAATTTTCTTGAGCGAACCTAATAATTTCTGATAATTCACATTCTTTGGGAATATTTTTAAATGTTACTTGATTGTCGTTTTCATCATAAAATCTTTTCGAATCCGGATCATACTTCCAATAATCATCTTCTTCTTCATTCCAAAACCAACAAACATTTTCTTTTGGACACCAAAACATTTCTAAATTTTCGTCCATTTCATCCTTTTCATCACACAATTCTTGCATCGTTTGCGCCGTAGTTCCGTTAGGATAAACATGGTCGTAAGTTTCTCTCAATTTATTAATCCAGTTCAGACTAGAATCACCATCTCCCATCATAACAATAGGATATTTCACTTCAGAAACCTTTTCTTCATACTCCTTTTTCCAACTTTCGTGGTCGCTGGCGGGGAATGGGACACTGTAATCGGTTTCTGATTGAATCTCGACATCTATTCCAGGTGGAGTATTAAATCTCATACGAGTATAACTATCACCACCTCTTGCCAGAATATAAAATATCGCACACGCCGGATGGCTAAAGTTCTTGTCGAAGTTCGCCTCATCGACCAAACTAGGTTTCGGGCAATTGGATGGATGCGTGTGAATCCAGACATTTTGAAAAGCCCACGGCGAGAACCCTTTGTCTACCATGTCCTCGACAAATTTCATAGAATCCTCGGTATCCAGTTCAACCGTGGCTCCAGTACATTGTTGCTTAACAAGTTTAAAGTCATTTATTAAAAGCGGATCATCGGTTTCACATATTCCATATCCTCCAATTTCCGTACTTCCTTTGTCTCGCATATACTTTATTTTGGCAAAAGCGTATGCTGTAAACCTTAGAACCCCGCTTCTATTTAGTTTCGGTTCCAAAAATTCCATTTATTTTCTCCAAAAAATTTCCCATGATTGTGTATAAACCACTTAGAATTGTTTGTAAAGGAGACTCGCATGAACAAGAAATGTCATATTTGTGGTAATAAAAGTGAAAAAAGTAGATGCAAATCTTGCCGAAAGAAAGAAAATGAAAAACAGAAATATATTTATAATGAAAGATTATCTAAAAATCTTTGTCCAAAATGTGGAGATAAACCTGCCGAAGGAAATAAGTGTTGTAAAAAATGTGTGGTTTATATTGTTGAAAAAGACAAAAGAGTTAGATTAAAAAGATTTAATAATAATTTATGTGTTCTTTGCGGCCAAAGACCACCCGACGAGGGATTTAAATGTTGTAGAGCGTGCGTAGATATTCGCAGAAAAACTACTGAGTTGAGACACTCCCGATTAAAGGATCTTGGTTTATGCACCCTATGTGGGAAAAATAAATCACTTGAAAATATAATCTGGTGTTCTGATTGCCATCTAAAAAATTGTTCGTTAAATAATCTTGGATCAAAAACCTTTTATAAAGATCTATTACAGATACTTGAGAAACAAAAATATATTTGTCCATATACCGGAGATAAAATTATTATCGGGACAAACGACTCTATAGATCACATTTTACCTTCTGGGAAATTTCCAGAACTTAAAAGAGAGATTAAAAATTTGCAATGGGTGAGTAGAGACGTTAATAAAATGAAATGGGATCACACAGAAGAAGAATTTAAAATTCTAATCAAAAAAATCCACGACCATCTTAAACTTTAGCAAACATATTACAAGAATCTTTCTCATTACATTCGGCGCACAAGATTTTATTACAATTTTCGCACTTCATCAAACAATCACCACACATTTCTGTCGAGCATTCTTCGCACTCTACCTTACATTCATTACAAATTTTATTATTGCACGAACCGCATTCTTCTAAGCATCCTGAACATCTGTTTTTACCACAAGAATTGCATGTTTCCATGCAGTTTATACAAACCGTTTCGCCACAATCTTTGCAAGTATTGTTTTCTGAGCACCTTTCGCAAGAGATATTCTCGCATCGACCACAGATGTTGGCGCATTTCGCACAAGTTGATCCAGAACAATTTTCACAACTAATACAACAATTCTCGCAAAGGACGCTATCACAAGATTCACAGGAATAAATAGTGTCTTCTGTTAAATCATCTGCTCCGCATTCATCACAGCAATAAACTTCTCCGTTCCATTCATACAAATGAACATAAGGAGATTCTTCATTATAATTGTCTAATACTAAAAGAACTAATTTAAAAGCATCTTCTATTCTTCCCTGTTGGAGAGCTTGACGAATAAGTGAGTCACCGTCTCCTGCACATAAACGCTCGTCATCAACGTGTGGATGGGTTATTCCCGAACGCCCATTCGCAGGATTAGGGTTCAACGCTTTTATTTCTAATATGTTGTCTAATCTAGAATCAAATCTTGTGTCTAGATTAAAACAAATTTTAAAATCTCCTAATTCTATTTCATTATCGCCGTCAGATAATGTTATTTTATTAGTTTTCACCGATAGAATATGATCTTTATATGATAAAGATGGGAATGTTTTTTTTGTTGCTTGTATATCTTTCATAATTTCTGAAAATGATGGAAGATAAAAATTTGGTGGATTATAAAAGTCGTCAATATACGTACTTACTTTTTCTGCGTTATCAACAATTTTGTTCATAAAACTCTGAATTGTTCCATTTTCTCCATATTCAAGCCTTTTTGCTGCTAAGAACCAGTTTTTTTCAAAAGCCTTATTTTTTAGTCTATCTTGTTTTTTTATATTTTCTAATATATATTCAATATTTTGTATATTTTTTTTATGTTGTGTCGTTGTGGATATTTTATTTGTTAGCGAAAGTATCTGGTTTCTTATTAAGATAGCTATTTTAGCCATTTGTTTGTTTGTTTCCACTAAACCTAATTTATTCATATTAAAATCCTTAAAAACACTATTTTACTTTTGTGTATTAATACGTAGAAGGAGAAATTTTATGCCCAGACTATGTAGAGTTTGTAAAAAAGATTCGGATGGAAAATGCCATTGTGATTCTTGTAGAATAAAACATAACGAAAAAACAAAAATGACACGAAGAGAACAAAACAAAAATGGGATATGTGTTAGCTGTGGTAAACAAAGAGATACCGACTATAAACAATGTTCTCGTTGCCAAATTAAATCATCTGCAAGACAAAGGAATAAAAATCAAATTAGAAAATTGGATGGAAAATGTAATATTTCTAATTGTAAAAATCCAAAGCTGGACAAAAGTAGGTTTTGTGAGATTCACAGAGAAGAATCAGTAGCAAAAGCAAAGAAAAGATGTATTAAACTTGTTAACGCAGGTTTATGTACTGTGTGTGGCAAAGAACCATTTTTGGAATGTTTCGGTCGCAAGAAAAGTAAAACTCGTCTTTGTTTAGAACACTATCTAAAACTTAGGGCTATTGGTAGGCTCGGAGATACCAGTTTATGGGTAGATCTTTTAAATAAATTGAAAAAACAAGACCATAAGTGCTTCTACACTGGAGAAAAATTAACTCTCGGAGAGAACGATTCTATAGACCACGGTTTTCCCGTTTCTCGTTTTCCAGAAAGAGCTAGTGATATAACAAATATCGTATGGGTTTCCAGGGAAGTCAATTGGATGAAAGATAATCATACTCATGAAGAATTTATGAACTTAATAGAAAAAATATATAAATATAGAAAGGGAATGGGGAAGGAGGAGAAATTGCCCCCTCCCTCCCCATAACTACTACCCTACAAACTACAGAGTAGCGCCTTCGACTTTACTCGGCGATAAGCAAATACGGTCGTTGTCCTCTAGCTCGTCGTCCAGATCAACAACTTCTGAACAACCATCACGTCGGCAACTAACCGTGAAATCCTCAACGTGCCCATCAAAATTAACGTTGAGCATCTCGCCCACACTAGTTCCTTCCCGAACCTGAAGCTGTCGGGGAACACCTTGACCACTGTTCGTTACAAGAGTCACATTCAACATAACTACATCTCCTAAAAAATGGGCAGAATTTCTGCCCGTCCCATGGAAAGTGCGAGGACATTCCTCACACGAAAAGACAATTAAACAATCACTAATTCGGATTGATTACGGATCGAAACTCTGTTCTCGTTATCTTCTTCTATCACTATTCTGTCAGGCCAC